ACCTTTGTCAGATCGTACAACTCGTAGTCCTCTACGTTGATTCCAGAATCGCCCATGCTCGGAATAAGAGCATAAGAGGTGTTGCTCAACTGTGAGCCAGTCCTCTTGATCTTGAAAGCGTTCTTGGTAATCGATCCGTACTCGTTGGACATTTCCAGAAGAGTCGGAGTAATTGACTTTCCACCAAGTCCCTGTGAAAGAACCTGAACCTCAGTCTCGTCACCCTCGAAAACAAGAATGTTCGCGTAGAGACGGGTCTTCTGGTTCCAGCCGGTCTTGGGGAACTTCCTGTTCATTTCACATGCGAAGCACGCACCCTCATCTGCGGTGCATAGTGCCTTACGCCTGTAATCCTTGGGAGCAGAGTGCTCAACCGCTACGGTGACAGTCCCGTTCTTCGCGCTGTAGTTCGGAGAATTCTCATCGAACTCTTGCAAGAACACAACCTTTTTCGACTGCCCATCTGTCAACTTAAACCACTTGGCCCGAGGGCCTTCCTCATACGACTCGTTGCTCTTGTCAACAGCCGCCTTAATTGCATCAATACCAGTTAGTAATCCCATTGTTTTATATCTCCTTATTTGTTGTTGGACCCTTTAGTGGATCGTATCTATTGTACCACGAACGAATTATACTCCCAAACAGGTATTGCGTCCATGATCATCGCCTTGATGTCATATTCTTCTCCACGTTCAAGAATCTCTGACGCATCCTTGCATCCGTAGATGTACCAATCGTCTCCAAGGGTGTTGTGTGCGTACATCACGTCCTTGGAATTTTGGAACCTGTTTGCTATTTTCTGAGCCAACTTGTGCCCAGACTCGTCATCATCCAAGAATAGGACGATCTTGTCGAAGTACCTATTCAATAGGTACAACTTCTGCGGAGACATATGGCCTCCTAGGTTGCCGACCGCATTTGGGTATCCGGCTTGATGTACCGCCATTGTGTCGAAAGAGGACTCGGTGACGATAACTGTTCCACCGACCCGCTTGGCCCGGTGAAGATTAAAGAATGTCTTAGAGGTGGGTAGGCCAACACTGTTCTTGAATATTTTTCCAGCAATCGACCTACCCACCACGCCTACCGGAATACCGTCAGGCGAGTGCATGGGGACGGCTACCATATCTTTCTTGGCCGAGTAACCGACCTTGAAATAATCTATAGTGTCATCCGAAAAGCCCCTCCCACGCAAGTATGCTCTCCCAGGATTGCCGGGCTCCTGCATACCATTCCAGAGATTGCCTAGTACCTCCGAAGAAAACTCTCGGAACTCCGGCTTCTCGTCCATTAGCACCTCTAGAGCCTGATCGAAAAGATCCTGGTCAGAGGGCTGCTTCTGCATGATGAATCTGGCCGCTTCAAAAGCATTTCTGCCAGTAGTCTTCATTACAATGTCTGTCAACGTACCGCTAGCCCCACAGTCTGCATTAAAACAGATATAACTGTTCTTGGTCTTTGATACGCTCAGGCTCGGTGTGTGCCTGTTGTTGTGGAACGGACAGAAGCATAGAAAATCATGGAACGTATCTGTCGAAATCTTTACGTCACAGGCCCCTAGGACTGCTTTGACGTGTGCTTCTGTGTAGGTCGCGGTATCAGTTTCCCGCTCTGCCAACCTTCCCATTCCCTTGCCTTCCTTTTTCCAACATAGATACAGTATAGTACGGATGCGTACCTCCAGCCATCACTCTCTAGATCATAAGAGGTAGACCACAAAGTGTCAAGGTCTAATACTGGAACGTAGCCCATTGCTCGGGCATCATCTTCCAAGAGCCTCTCTACCTTGGCTCTTAACTCTGGAATCTCTGCGTCGCTGCCGAAGATCCCACTCATCGCGTATTTCTTAATGCGTCTATGTTTCAATTTGGAAGGTCTTTCAGTCCTTCCAATTATATCATTTTTATTACTAAATGTCGAGGTCACCGTGATGTTCCTTGATAATACCAAGGTTCAGATCGGTCTCTAGGTACACCGCGAATTCTGGACCATGCCTGTTCTTGGCAGACACTACCTCGATGATATTTGTATTCGCGTGCTTGTGAACGGACATAGCCATGTCTGCGTCATACTCGATGGCCTTTGACCAGGCCACCTGACTCAGACGAGGCGGGTCGTCCTGATTGTTATTGTCGTCCATCGTAACAGCACTAATGGCAACAAGCGGAATATTGTTATTCACGGCCAACAACTTCAATTCCCTAGAAAGGTTCATCATCCTGGGGGTCAGAACCTCAGACTTTCGGTTATCTGTCATCAACTGCATGTAGTCACAAATTACGATATCGGGCTGGTGCTGGTCGATCTTCGCCTGAATTGTGCTCGGACTTACGTCTCCCTCGGAAGACACAACAATAAAGTCATTCTTTCCGGCCAGAGATTTCTTACCCCATGAGCGGAAGTTGTCAATGTCGATTGTGCCCTGCTGGAAATCAGATACCTTGAAGAGTCCTGACGCCATAAGTCCATAGATACGGTTACGCATATCCTCCGGGCTCATTTCCAGAGACACAACCATTGGGCGGAACCCCTGCTCCCAGGCCTTGACCGCTAGGTAGGCTGTGAACCACGTCTTACCCCTAGATGGATACCCGATGGTCACTACATAGTGCCCACCAGCGAGTCCTGTAGGGTAGGATAAATCAATGGACGCGAAGCCAGTCTTGATGCCAGGAGAGCCTCCCATTTTTTCTGAGCGCTCTCTAACAGCCTCCAGATGCTTCTCGGCATCCTTATAATCCGTCAGGTTCACGTCACGAATAACATGCGACAACTTTGCCAGGTCAGTGATCTCTCCGTGGAGAGCCTCGATAACCTTCTGAGGAGGCTGGTCCTTGATCATCGCCCCAGCCTTTAGCAACATACTCCTGATTCGAGCAGTCTGATAATCGGCCCGCAACTGATCTACATAATACTTTGTAGGCGCATCTGTCGGAACCGGATCGAAGTCGCGGAAGGTGGTCTCAAGAATATCCTCCGAGGGCATCGTCTGATATTGTGCATAGTAGTCCTTGATGCCCTCCCAAATGTCCTTGTGCGTGGTGAACAACTCATCCACGTCATCCATCAACAGCGTAGAAATGTCTCCATTCTTACATACTGCTGAAATGACCGCTGCTTCTCTGTTAATTTCCGCTCTCCTTAATTCTCTGTTCCGTCTGTCGTCTAAGTTCTGCTCGACGCTCACGATCAGCGCGTTGCAGGCGCTCGTTGGTATCCATCTTGTCAAAGTTGCGATAGAAGTATTCAATAGACTTGTCCTCGCCCTTTGTGGTGAAGAAATAGTCTAGCAACTCTGCCGCTCGCTCGACACCAACACTGTCGATGACATCCATCATACCCCACTTGGCGGCATACCTGTTAAAAGTTATTCTGCGAGTCTGATTCTCTCGATACAGGCGCTCGTATCTGCTCAGTAGAGCGTGGGCCTGCTTCGCCTTCTGGCGATCACTTTCTTTTTGCGGGCTTGACATAGACCTTCTCCAACTCCGCCTTAGTGCTGACTGTCTTTTCTACGACATTCTTTTCGACCCATCCGTAGATGCGGTCGAGCGCCTGGTTCACGTCCTCTTCCTCACGAACCTCGTCCGTCAAGCCGATGTTGACATTAATCGACTGGAAGTTCCAGGTGCTCTTAAAACCCAACACCACCTCGATCTTCGGTGGGCTCGTCGGAGGGCTCAGCCTCTTTTTCTCCGTCAACACTTCCTCCTGTAAATCCTATAGTTAGTTGTTCTTGCTCTTCCACAAACGACTCTGACTCATCATACACTAGTTCGACGCCAGCCACAAGTAGTTGTGTTCCCATTTCGATATAGGAGTTTGCTACGTCAATAAGAGCCATATGATCTTTGCGCTCCAGCGCAATCTTATTTGCCACATACAATGCGTTCATTGCTGACACAAAAGAGTATGGAGCACTAACAGGAATAGGCTCTTGTTCTTTCTTCTTTTTTCCCATTACCAGTCCTCCGCCTCGTAAAGCGGAACGAACCTCCCATCCTCAGTCTTGATATAAAGTTGCGCGTTATACTTCATCTTGGCATAAACCTCTTCACGACTAGGAACATTCAGCGGCACAATCAACCCGTCATTGCGGGGACGCCCTCGTGACTGACTAGCAACCACGTCTCTGATCTTAAAAACCTCTTCCTCGGTGAAGATTCTAATACTGAAATTGCTACCTGGGCCAACAGCCATTGCTGGCTTCTCTATCTGGCCTGACCAAATGTACCTGTTTATCTGTTGCGGATTTCTATTCATCATATTCGCAACCTGTCTAACTGTGAATCCTCGGGAGGCACGCCGCCTGATGTCAGACCATTGATAGAGTTTCCTCTTATTCTCTGGATAACACCAGGCAACGCACTCATCCCTGGCATAACTCACGCTCAGAAGTTTGTGAAGTTGTCCGTTCAAGAAGAACCAGCGCCATGCGCGCTTCTGCTCTGTACGATTCTTTTTACTTCGTTTCATGTTGCTGTTGAATTCGCCAATGCTCTCTCTTTGCGGTCTAGCCATGCTCCGAACGCATTATCGAAGCGGCTGACGAATGCGCGCTTTCCACACAGAAGGCAATAAACGTCGAAACGCTTATTGTCTGAGTATGTACGGTCCACGCACATTCGCCCACCACACCTCTTACAGTGCATTATTACTCTGACTTTACCAGAGATGCTGTGCCCTTGGTTCCGACCGGTGCCGAAACTAGCGATGTAAGAACAGACAGAATGAATCCGCCTAGGAAGAAACTTCCGGCGCTACCCCAATCTGCACTAACCGCATCGAACAACTGGTCTGCACCCAAGAACAGAAGAACTGCCTGGACGCCAGTCTTGACTGCACGCTCAAAAGCGTCCTTCCAAAATGTTGCCGTATACAATATATTAACCTCCTCCGCAAAATGTCGTCAGGCGGAATATTTCTTTCCGGCCACATAGCAAGTATAGTCCTTGATAGGTACTAATTCAAGGAAGTGCTGGCCTTCGGAAATAAACCCATAAAGAAAGCCTTGCTGCCAGTTTCTTTGATTACTGTAGTCAGCCTTCTCTACCTTCATAAGATGACCAATTTCATACCCTTCTAGAGTCTGACCGGTCAACTCGTATGTCTTAAAGTAGTCCCCGAGCCTGTGGGAGTGTCCACGAATGATGGACACCCCCCAGGAGTCTATATCTGCCTTCACGGATTCGCCGGAGTGCTTGGACACCGCTACTCCGTGGTGGACATACATATCGTTAAATCGATTAAACGGCAGATCGCTGTAGTAGTGAAAATCCACGCCTACATCTTCATGGCCGTACAGGTCATTTGGTGTGATCTTGTCTAGAAACTGTGGAGCATTCTTCATAAGATACTGCTGGTGGCGAGTCCATCCGTGGTTCCCGTCGAACAGGTGCATATCGGCCTTAGGAACGATGTTCCTGGCCTCCTGTAAAAACTCACGAGTAGCCTTGGCACCTGCCTCATCCACGCTTACCTGCGTCTCAGGGCCAATAGCCCAGCGCGAGGTGCTGTCAGAATCGTCCAAGTCACCAACAAAATCCACAAGATGCGGCTTAAACCCTCTCAATACCTTAAGCCACAACTCTACTGCTCTCGGGTCATGCAGCGGAAACTGTATATCGCTACATGCGAGATATCTTTGATCTGTCATTCAATACCTTTCGTGTATGCCTAGTCTACACTAGAACGAAAATTCTGTCCAATCGGAATCGCAGCCCTTGGTAAAGTTGCAAAGGGCGTGAGCGGCCTGAACATTATCTTTTGTGTGCCGACCTCCGATGGCCAGCGGTACCACATGATCTAGTGTAGCAGCCATCAGGTTCGGAAGTCTAATCGTTTTGTCTATGGCCCCGTCACAGATTCCACACACCCAGCCGTCGCGCTCGAAGATTTCTAGTCTGTTAATTCGTTCGCCGGTCTTGTATACCCGGCGGCGGCGCGGCGAGTATTTAGGTGCCATTAATTAGATCTGTTCCGAACTCCAATCGCAATATAGTTAATTGCATTAACCTGGAACTTTCCGTCCAGAGCCCCAACGCTTCTCATGTTTGCTACAAAACTCTTGTTCGATATGTTTGACACGGAAACCATGACCGGCTTTCCAGCCTGAGCCTGTGCCACCACTACCGGCGGGCGGGAGAAGTCGAAGGGAAAGTCTATTGTTCTCTGCAAATCCTCGGTGCTGGAAGTAATCTCTACGTTTCCAAGTCCCTTCATAACAGACACAACGACAACATTGTCTCCGTCTGCGGTATCTTTTCGAGTAGAGCCCTCTCCCTCTGGGTTTCTGATCCAGATAATCCTAGCCGCTTTTTCGGTAAGAGTGTCAATGGCCTCAACAATAGCCTGTAGAGGGTTGTCGTATAACGGCATCCCCTCAAAGAAATCACTAAGTCTTGCCACTAAATATCTTCACCTTCCGCGTGGAACTGTATTTCAGCATCAGAGACCTCGACCACTTGCGAGTAATCAAACCCGTAATCGCCCAGGGGGGCGGTGAGACAACGCCTCTTAGCATTGCTGATTATGTATATTTTACCATCTTTGGCGTTCTGGATCAAAGAGCCGTCTCGAAATCCGAGTGTTCCAACGATCTTCCTTGGGAAAGAATCGACCTGGTGATTCAAATAGTTCACCGGAAGCCCCCAAGATTCTCTAGCCCTTTCGCTATAGAATTTATACCCATTACCATTCTTAGCCAAGAATACTATAGAATCCCAAGAATACACTAATCCATCAATTACTTTATCTATAGGATAGTAAGAAATTTCCTCTACCCTTTGATTCTTAAAGAACATATCTATATGGTAGCCTCTCTGATTTGGGTTGTCAAGTCGTTATGCTGAGACTGAATATGTCACTCTCAACTTCGGGTACAGGTTGGTAACGGGCTTTCCAAATCCTCCAAGGAGCCCGCCGCTCGGCGGCTTTCCAGACTTACCGACAAAGGCCCCGGAATACTTAGCCTGAGAGTCGGTTCCCGGTCCAATGGTTATTCCGGTATATCTGTTTACACCAGAGGCAGACCACTTATCTAGTCCGCTAAATCTAGCAGAAAGTGTGGTAATATCTATCCAGTTACCCTCCTTCTTGGAGAATGGCTTCACAATGTTCACAGTGCTTGCCCCATCGATTCCAGACCATTGATCTGGAGCCTGCCTGCCAGGATCTTTATGGAGTCCAATAACTGCATTTACACCATAAGACAGGGCAGAGTTGTAACAGTAGAGGTAAGCCTCTACCTTTTTAATCGTGGCTCCATCAGGAATTGTCGATGTATCGAATGCCACAGCGCTCTTCTCGTTTCCATAATCTCTTCCGTCGCCCTGGTAGATGTAGTTGTTTTGAAGAATCTGGCCACCCTCTCGGTAAGAACCAACCCACAAAGGCTTGAACGTCTTTGTGTATGTTCTTTCTGTGCTGTTCGAGTCACCATCAGCACCTCTATCGATTCCAATATCAGTTACCTGTAGACCCATATCTTCTATGTTCAACTGGACGTACTCACCAGTGGTGGAACCGTTAATGTAAATGCTGTCGGCGGCTGTTGTTCCAAATCCCTGGTAGCAGAGTAGGAATCTAAACGTTCCGTCGCCAAGGGCTACCTCTTCTGGACTTGGAGACCAGTACCTTTCTAGGTGTCCAAATTGATAGTTAAAGTTGTTGTTTCCCTGCACTCTGGTAGAAGCAACTACAAAGTTACTGGTAACAGGCTTGTTTGCGGGGTTACTGCTGTCATACCTAATTGTTAGTTCTACCTGAGCAGCAGCACCGTTAGAGTTAAATACCTTCACCGGGCTAGTCCATATTCTATATGCTCTCCTCCAGTCAATATTGTCTGCCTGTACTTCTAGATATGGCCTGATAACCCCAGCGGTTGTTGTTCCCTGGCTAACCCTAGATCCTCTAGCAATGATTCCACGAGGGTATCGGGAAAGAATTTGATCTATAGTTTGTCCATCCAAGGTGAAGTTTGACTCTACAACTAGGCTACTGGTAGAAATAGTATTCTTTGGACCGTCTAGATAAATTCCAGATCCCAACTGTATAAAGTCTCCTCCGTCAGAAGAGTCACTCATAAGTGATAGGGTTTCAGATCCATTTGAATCGAACAGTCTTATACCAGCGTCAGTTAGTTCACCACTGGTAGATCCCTTTTTCATGAACCAGCAGTCTTCTATATAAAGACTTCCGGCCCCGCCATTAGGAGACGTAGTTGCATTTTTTACAACTAGTCTTACATACCCACCGGCCTTTGCAAACCAACTTGATACGTCATGCTCTGCATTAATCGATGAAATAGTCTCTGGAAGCCTTCTGTTGTGCATATTCAGGTTGTATGTAGCGCTAGTCGAGAAAGGCAGAGATGCAGAGTATTCCAACTGATGACTTAATCCTACTCCCATGTCCCCATAGTAATACATTCCAATAGCGTAATCATTTCCAGCGTCTACCTTTACAGGATCAGACACCAATTGTGTTCCATTTACTCCAGAAGCACTCTTCTGTAGGATAACCTTAGCGAGACCGCTTCGGGCGGGCTGCGAATAAAAAGCATCGAATTCTTGAAGATCAGAAGCAATTGTTCCATATATTAACTGAACTCCATCAACAAACACTGTTCCAGTATTTCCTAGAACTTCTGCTACTGCTCGTATATCAAAGATTACCTGGGTGTCTCCGGCCGCTACTGTATATTCTAGATTCACCTTGGTCCAAGAGGTCGCTGTTTGCAGAGAAGAGGTAACGCTGGATGCGAACGAGGTGTTACCAAGAACCGCAGTCATCTTTGCAGTTCCGGTCACCTTATACCAGAATGACAGGGTAGCCTTGGTTACCGTGTCTGATTTTGGAAGGTCGATTGTCTGTCGAAGTCCGTAGTACGCACCGGCTGTTGTGGAACCAGAAAGACCCAGAAGCGCTGATTTTCCGTAGGTCATTCTTCCAGGCACGGCTATACCAGCATAAGAAACACTGGTCGCCGTCTTTGGGTAAGACACTGTGTTGTACTCGTTGATATAAACAAAGGCTCCGGAAGGTGTTGTTACTGTTCCACCGGTCGGCTTTTCATAGGTGAACGAGGAATCCGCCACCGAGGCAACTCTGTGGATTCCATCCCAGAACGTAGATCCCTGCTGGTCAACACCTTCAATTCTTACAATATCTCCAACCTTTAGATAGTGCCTTGATGTTGTTGTAACAGTTCCAACGGTCGATGTTCCAGAGTAGGATAGAATTTCTATAGAGTATGGGTCAGAGTTAAACCCAGAGCCAGATACGTTATACGAACCATTAAACGTAGCGTCAATGTCAGATACATCTATTGTCTCTGAATTAAGAACGTTTGCGTTATCCGCAAAGAATAGGACCGCCGTGTTCCCCTCTAGCAATCTACCGGTGACCGGAAAAGTTTCTGCAAACTTATAGTTTAGAGATGCTGCGCTTCCAAATTGATTGTATACATATCCTCCGTGTGTTCCATTGCTAACAATAGAGTATCCAACCGGAGCACCTGATACATAGGTGCCCGCCGTGTCTCCAGTAAGCGTAATAGCCGCGCCGCCCGGAGTTGCTGCTACTCGGAAAGTGTCAGTTGCTAGGCTTGTTGCACTGACATAGTAAACCGTTCCAACACTTAATCCGTAAGTAGTGTTATCTAGCGTCTTAAAGATAACAGCAGTTCCGGCGGCGAGCCCGTGACTCTTTGCGCTGATGGAATCTGAGGTGTTTACAAGAAGACAGGTAATAGCGTCTTGTTGGTCCTGCATGTCGCCGTTTAGAACCTTGTTAGGCTTTTCTGACCACTTAGAACCCCATTCGTAGTAAGCAGAAGATGTAGTGTCTCCAGCGACTCTAGAAAGAGTCCAGCCTGGAATAGAAACACTGCTTGCGCCTGCCGTGTATCTAATTGGAAGTCTTGCCAAAGACCCGTTCTTTTCAAAACTTCCATTTTCTAGTAGGTTAGAGTTAAATAGGCCCAGGTCAACTCTATCGGTTTTTACAGTTCCGGTTGTGATAGAGTTTCCATCAATAATAGTGCCACCCCAGTTGTCAAAGGTGCTCGGAGTCGTTTGATTCCCTACCTGTTCTTCAACCATCACAGAGTCAATTAGATATACTCCGGTAGCCGTAAATGTTGTAAATGACAGATTCGCCTTGGTGTCGTTGGCCCCCATTGTGATTACAGCGGAGTACCTGTTCCATGTGGTTCCCGAAGAAAGCGACACAACAACCCCGGCAGGACTAGTAGAGTTACCAGTTAGTTTGAACGTTACGCTCTGCCCAGCCGAAGGAGCCTTTATCCATGCAGAAACAATATATTTCTTGCTTCCAGAAACAGTAAAATTGTAATCCGTTGCAGACGCTGCTAGATATACGCTCGGAGTAGTAGTGCTTGTGCAGTTGGCAGATAGAGACTGCGCGCCAGTGTTGAAGTTTCCAGCCCCAGACGCAATTGTCGCAGTAACATTTGTTGTTGTAAACTTACCAGACCAAAATGTACCAGTGCTATTATTTTCAAAATCCGCGTACTGGTTTGGTATAAGGTTCCTTCCTCGACCTCCTACCTGCACTTTATCCGCTGCTATTCCAGCAGTATTAACCATTGCAGATGTAATGGTGTCCGTGTTAATTCTTGCAGCGGAAAGAAAGCCGGTGCTAATATTTGCGGCATCTATATTTGTCACAGCAACGTTTGCAGCATTAATTGTTCCATCTTGAATATCTAGCCCGTTCTGATCTAATTGCCAGCCAGATGCACCTGGAGAATAGTTGTTGCTTTTAATCTTTCCACCGGCCCCGCTAACGGTAAGAACTCCGTCAGTAGCATCTCCAAGTGTTAGATTTTCTACGATTGCTGTTCCGGCCTTTAGTGCCGCAGCATCAAGGCTGTTAGTAGTAATTCCCCCACCATCGATGCTCGTAGATGCACCAGGAACCCAAGAACTAGCAACAGCGTTTGCCCCAAGACGCTGTTCAACCATAACTCCATCGACATAAATTGTCTGTGCTCCAACTGTGTTAACATCGGCAAAACTGATAAGCATGGACGCATCAGATGCACCAGTTGTGACTATTGCAGAATATTGTACATATCCAGTGGTTAGAGTTACGGTGGCTGGGGTTGGTGTAAGCACACCGGCCACATTACCCTTAGCACGAATCTTGACTGTTGGTGCTCCTGACGCAGCCTTGATGTATGCAGAGATAATATAGGTGGTCGATGCCTTTACCGGGATATTGTAGTCTGTTGAAGATGTTCCCAGGAATACCTCGTTTGTAGCACTTGTGGTATCAATCTTTAGAGAGTTAAGTCCGTTCCATTGGTTTCCGGCCACTACAGTAGCAGTAGCAGTTCCAGTCACCGCCAACTTTCCAGTGTAGTAGTTGTTTGGAGAAATTGGCCACTCGAAGGCAGCGTATTGTGCAGGAACCATGTTTGCTCCGCTACCGATTGACAATTTTCCTGCCGAAATTGTACCAGCAGTAATAACTCCACCGTCAATATTTCCAGATGACAACTGTGTTGTGGTAATTGTTCCAGACTCAATCCTGTCTGCATTCAGAGTTCCAGTAACAATCGAGGCACCGTCAATAGTGGTCTGCGGCATCATGAAGGATGATGGAGTAAATCCACCAGTTGTGGCGGGAGAAGTGCTTAGCGCTCCCACTCTTTCCTCCATCATAAATCCGTCTACATAGAATGTTCCTGCTGCTCCGAATTGGATTGTTGGGAGCACCGCCGATCTTCCAGCAGGGATTGTGAAGGTTCCGTAAACCCTGGTGCTAGTTGATGCCGTGGTGGTCCAAGAAGTCGCTCCTGAAATCGCAGACGGCGTGATAAACGAACCATCATCAGCCTTAAGTCTAATTGTCGCGGTCGCTCCGGTAGTGCTGTAGACATATGCCGAAACAATATAGTTCTTTGCAGCAGTAACAGGAACATTGTAGTCTGTAATTGTCTTGCCGAGGTAGAATCCCTGGTTAGCGCCAGAAGTAGTTACCTGTGCGCTCTGTGTTCCAAACTTCGGAAAGTTTGTTGATACACTTGGGGTGGCTCCATCTGCGGTAAGTTCGAATGCCTTTCCTGATCCATAAAGAGCCGGTGTCGCCTGGAAACTTGCGTACTCTGGCTTGATAAGGTTGGTAGAGGCACCACCAACAGCAAGTTTATCTGTTGTTATACCGGCAGCGCTGATGTCACTTGCGACAATTGTTCCCGCAGCAATATTTCCAGCCGTAACCGCGTTTGCAGCAAGTTCATTTGTTGTAATAGCGTCTGTTGCAATTTCATTTGCGGTAATGGTATCTGCTGCAACCAGCCCCGCAGTAATTGTTCCAGGGAGAATCTCATTAGTTCTTGGAGCATATGCTGTTGCCACATCACCAATTTCTAACTGAACATCATCAATATCAAAAACGTCGTTAGCAATATTATTGTAAAGTGCCAGCGGGCTCGGCGCTGTTCCACCAGTTGTTATAGTTGTAGAATATCTGGCCCAAGTTCCAGAGACTCCGGAAGTTAATGCTCCAGATGTAAGTCCATCCATCGCAAAGTGCAGTTCTCCTGTTCCAGACTGCCTGCGGACCCATGCAGAAAGTGTATATTTAGTGTTAATGTCTAGTGGGGTAGGAGATATTGTAAAGGTGGCCCGGTTTGTTCCAACGTTGCCACCAGTTGTTGCTGTATGTCTAAGAGCCTTGGTTCCGGCAATTCTTCCAGTAATAGATGTAAAGGTGGCGTTGGTGCCGGGGGACCATCCGAGCGGATTACCAGTAGTCCACGGAGTAGTTGCCCTGTCTTGACCGGCTTCAAATGAAGAGTTTGTGATCAAGTTTCCGCCACCCACAATAACAGAAAGTTTATTAGCAGTTACCGCCCCGGCGGCAAGTTCACTTGCGGTAATTGCGTCAGCATTAATTTCTGCTGACGTAATTGTGTTGGCCGCAATTTGATTGGCCGTAATGGTGTTGGCCGCGATCTTGGCTGCTACAATGCTTCCATCAAGAATCTCGTCAGGCTTCGGGGCATATGATGTAACAACGTCTCCAACCTCCAGTTGAACGCCATCTAGATATAAGTCAATAGTGTCTGATATAGCGTATGCGCGTGCGCGTAGGTCAATCTTCCACGTAGTGTCGGCGCCGGGAACTGTCCAGGTTATAGAGCCCCTCTGCCATGTGGCTGTAGGCGTGTACTGCCCCTCAACAAAACTTGTCACACCGCTATTAGAGAGTACGGGGTTAAATTGTCCGGTTCCTGTGCGAGACCCCTTGTACCAGAAAGAAAGAGTAAGTTTAGTAATTGCACCGGCTGGCATAGTACCAGACTGCTGAATTGTGCGATAACCTGCAGTTGTAGATGCAGCAAGGTTCAGCCTCTGACTGCTTGCCCCATAAACCTTTTCTGCTGTAGAAATTGTATTTGTAGCCGTAATTGTTCCAGAGGTTGCCGCAGTCCAATCATTAGCAACACCGTCAGCATTTGCGTCTAACTCGAAGGACGAGTTGGCCAACAGATTGCCTCCGCCAATTGCTGCTCCCAACTTAGCAGCAGTTACAGCACCATCAACAAGTTTTGCAGTCTGAATAGTTCCATCTGTAATATCTGTTGTTCCGCTAACGCGAGATACCTGTGCCGCACCGGACGCCGGTCCATAAGATGCATGAGGACCATCAACGTCAAACGGTCGCAACTTGAAGTAATAGTTTGTTGCATATGCTAAATCAGCCCCGGCACCATCGACCTTGGCAAAGAAGTAAGTGCCTGTCACAGTTCCAATTAATGTGGATCCGCTCGCCGTAAAGCCAGCAGTAGTTCCAACGTGTACCTCATAAGAAAGAACGTCCGCATTTGACATCGCCGTCCATCTAACATGGATTCCGCCAATTCCTGAAATTGCTGTTGGCGTTGGAATGGTTCCTGTAGGAACGTTTCCGTCAGAGGGGTTTCCAGCCGAGCCGACCGCGATGCTCGCAGGGGAGGTAGCGATCCATCCAGAAGTATTTTCATTTCCACTGGCATCTAGGACCCTAACCCTTGCGTAATAAGTTGTTGACGGAGTAAGTCCGGTAAAAGACTCTGCCGATACCGCCGCCGCAACACCACCCGGCTGCGTCTTTGTCGTTACATCGGACGCAAACGTTCCGGACGTAGAGATTTGAACCTCTGCACGACCGTTACTATTTATATAGTCTGCGTCTGACGGGTTTGTCCACTTTACCATAAGGCTTGTAGCGCCTGTGCTTAGAGTTACTGAGGTAGGGTTTGCTGGTTTAGTTGTGTCAGCGGCTACCGTTTGGTTGGCGAACGAGGTCCATGTTCCGCTGTTTCCAAGCGTACCATTAAAGTCATATGCAATAATGTCAAGGTTGTAAGCAACGCCAGGAACCAAATTTCTAATTAGTGTCGAGGTTGTGTTTCCAACATCAATAATCGTCCAGTTGGTCGTTCCGTTAACCCTATAGCGCAGTTTGGTTCCAGCGTAGTTCTGAGAGGACGGGTTGGTCCACGTAACGTTTAAGATTCCTGTCCTGTTGCTTGTGTCAGCAGTGTCAAGCGCTCCTGTTACAGTCCCTACAGTCGTGGCACCGAGGGTTGTCACAGCACGGCTAGCATCTGCTGAGTAAGCGCTGTACCTTCCATAAACGTCCTTTACTCTAGAGCGGAAGTAGTAGGTTCCGTTAAAGGTTGGGGAAATCTGATAGTTAAAGGCAGTTGCTCGTCCAGTATATGCAGTAGTTGTTGGAGACGCAGCCGTTCCTGCGTAAACTTCTACTGCCTCCAGAATTGATGACGGGTCACTTGGCGCTGTCCATGTCACATCAATTCCTCGCTGGGCTCCAGTTCCTAGAGCAGTAGTTAGCGTTGGTGCTGTAGGTGTGGCGGGAGCCGTTGCAAATGCCGAAGACTTGTTTAGAGCGCTAGAAGTTAAACCTGTAGGACCAACAGCATATACGTTAATCAGTGTTGCTGTATACGGCCAGTTGGCCCCGAAGTCCTTTCCTGCCTGCGGATCAATATCGATAAAATTGTCTGTAGTGTAATAAGTTTTTAGAGTGTTTGCCGTAATTTCCACCCGGTAATGCTTTACGTCTTGTGCTGGTGAAGATGAAGCGGTCCACGCAACTCGATAGTTTGCCCCAACATAAGATTCTACCAGTGATGTTGGGGCGTTTGGGGTGGCATATGTAATACCACCGGCCCCAGGAGTAGCCGTGGCCTGAGTTGCAAACCAGGCGGTCTGTCCAAATATATCAACCGCACCGACCCTAAAGTAGTATGGGGTTCCGGCTGTTCCGGAGAATGAGTAGGTGGTTAAAGGTCCCTGGTACGCAACCGTTCCGGTTGCTGCTGGGTCAAACCCATTAGAAGTGCTGTACTTAAGAACATAAGAAACAATATCTCCGGAGGTTCCTCCGCTCCAAACCACACTCGCTCCGCCAGGAACAGCAGTAGCCGTTAGAGATGTTGGCGCAGACGGAGAAGCATTTACCTGTCGCTGCTGTGAGCCAGTAGACTTGTTGTTAGTGGTGTCTCTGGAGTACAGAGTAAAGTATGGCCCCGCATTACCAGAACCTCCAAACAACTCCTTGTTCATCTTGTATGTAAACTCAAACGTCTTTTCACGATCTACTGTGTCCAGAAGGCTTGGGTTCTGAACTTCTGGCAGGGTGTAAACTGCCGAGGCTGATCCGGCATAACTAGACGGCCTTACCTCTATTACATATTCCTTCATATCTTTAAGAACAGTTCCGTCAACGTTCTGCGTCGGAGCGGTCCAGGTTAGAATAAAAGAATCTACCGTTGGTGTGACTGTAAAGTTTGTTGGGTTGGCAGGCGCCTTATCTCCTGTGCCAGAAGAGGTATCGCTAAACAGATCAATTTCCTCTGTTGGCGACCACTGCCCGGCGGCTCCATTAAAAATACCACGAACACGAACATTATACTTAAAACCAGGCTGGAGCCCATTAACTCCAAGTTGTACGGTGCTCATAGGTTAAACACCAACTTGTATTCTATATCCATAACTTTGCCCAATGTCTTTGTCGCAAGGGGCGGTGAGTAGTAGACACCGGTTCCGTTTGTGGTAAGGGCTAGCGCAGCACCGCCTGCGGTGCTGGCCACCTGAAAAGTATTTGTTGTTGGGTTGATGACATAGTAGAAAGTGTTGGTGCTAATACCAGTTGTGGTGGTAATAGTCTTAAACATGATTGGCGTTCCGGCCATTAGGTTATGGTTGTTGTATGTCACAGTATCTCCTGTATCCTGAAAGGTACAAGAAATTTCTGGAGTTGTTGATACATGCGACACCAGCAGATAATCTACATTTAGAGAGTCTGTGTCTGTCATTCCAACAAAGTCCCACGCTCCCTTTCCGTTGGGGGCAGTTCCTGCCGTTGCCGAAGCGTTTGTCCTAACCAGCATCTTGACGATCCTCGACCAGTCAAACAGTGCATTAGAAAGTGTGAACCCGGACTTGTTGACCCTATAAATATTGTACTGTGCAATATTGTCTCCGGCACTGTGAGTGGTAACCGTTTGCGTCACTGTCGCGGTGTAGCCCTGATAGTCTGTAAAGGTAAGCACCAATGATGTCAGCCTGTTGGTCGCAGAGATATGCCCAAATACAACCTGGTCTGTGGCAGAGTATCCTCCTAGGTTGATATCCTTAATAGTCTCATATGAAATCCATCCGGAGTTTGTGTTAATGCTGGATGCCAGAGTTGCTGTTCCTACTCGACTGGCTGCCGCGCTTGTAGCCTCTGTCTGGACCACTGTTCCAGAAGTTGCAACCGTCCAAGTTTCATCTGCTCCGAAGGTGGTGATCATTCTGTTTCCATAGGTTCCGGAAATCTGATCCTGGTAAAGTGGCACAAGCCCCATCTCAAAAATCTTACCCTGAAACTCCTGAGCCAAGGAGCCCTTAAAGGTTACAGTCTGGTTCGTGTAATCGACTGATCTCATTATTACAGGAACCCTGGCAGTCTCTACTCCGAGACGGGTATTCGCTGCTGCCGCTGCTGTTGAGTCTAGCCCAACCACCATAGAGCCAGCGTAGTCTCTGGACATTCCGGCCAGGAATCTAAGAACGGCATTTTTGCCCTGGGTTGTGATAAGATTTTGGCCACGACCAACAACTCGCTCACCTTCTCTAAAAGTTATTAAGCCTCTCATTGCTTGACGTATGCCACCTCATATGAATTTGCCCCAACATCATCGACATTAAACTTGATGTCGTAGACTACTTCTCCTGTTGCCAGAACCCTTCTAGTCTTTGTGATGCTGGACGTAATAATGGAAGGCACAGGCAAAAACTGTGGGTCATTAGAGTCAATACTGACAACAAGGTCGGCGGCGGGGTCAGCGAGGTCTGGGTCAATATACTGTTCGACAATCGGAATATTTACAGTTCCAAAGTTGAAAGAGTCTCCTGGGACTAGTTCATCATCGAAGGAATCTACATCGACAGCCTCTATAACCGCGTCGTTTAGATCAAGGTTATCTGCCTTGGAATCTTCAACCACCAACTTGGGCGCTAGGTCATCAGCCATATACTAGATATTACCATAGTAATGGGCAAAAATCAAATCCTGTCAGTCTACAGTGCTGGCGCTAATTTGGTAGAATCCTGGCGGTGTAATTTCATTAGTTTCAACGTTAGGCTGCCATACCTTTACCTTCTTCGGAGGGGCGTCCTGGCGAATAACGAGTCCCACCGTTGTCTCTAGTCCATCGCTCCATGAGTGTGACACCGAACTCACAACATAGGTATTTTCTGCCATAGTCCGGCCAGACCATACAACTCCGACAATATCTCCTACCTCAATCAGAGGGTTTCCGTAGATTTCCACAGAGTACCTTCTAGACGGAAGAACCATCCTGTCTCTTATGTACTTGGCCACATCATTTGCAGAAGACCGAGTTTGAAGCCATTGACCGGTCAGTTCTATGGCATTCTCCCCCATCATGTTGATCTGCTCCTCGTCCTTGTAGACAATCTTTTGCTCTTCCTGAATGCTGAAAGTTTTTGCATAGATAAAGGTTGACTGGTCCTTGGAGGCGCTTGTGTACTTTGTCTCCTTGCTTCCCTGAAGCAACTGGTTTCTTTCAGACGTATTTTCAAGTGTGAACCGTGAGCCCATAGGTCCACGCTTGTAACTATTGACATGTGCGTTCTTATTGCTGAGATAAAGTGTTTGCTTTATTGCTGGCTTTTCAAAGTCCGCCTTGAACTGGGCTACTTCTCTCGCCGTCGCCCAGCCAGCGCTATTAAACTCATAAGACCAGAATCTAGCGTTGTACTTTTTCTTTAGGTAGTCAGACTTGTATTCGTTAAATTGCTTGTCACTAGGGGAGGCCTTACGATTGTATAGCAAGTCCTTTCTACCGATTCTGTGAAATGTAAGTTCTCTGTCTGATTTCTTTCCACGGGTATTGGCAACATAGAACCTGTCTATTAGCACCCTACCGGCTCCGGCGACCATGAACTGTGCCCTGTATCCTCTGGGTAGCGCTCCGGCTGTATTGTCTGTGAACGTAGCAATATAGTTACCATCGATATATACACTGATCTTCCAGTTTCCAGGCTCTCCAAAGACTACCGCCTCTAGGTACTGCCACTTTTCTTTCTTAGTTCCTATGCCAAGAACGCCGTCAGCATACTCGACATCTCCGGCATCCCAGGGCAGTCTGACCTCTTTGCCATCGTCCTTAACCCTGACTACGCGCACCTTGTCGCCGTCTCCTGCCGACTTTTCTGGAAGCGCCATGACATGATAGCCACCAGCGTAATTTGAACCGGACTGTGGAAATACTACAACTCCTACGGTTGGGTCTCCACTCACTATCTTAAACTTGATCCCAACTCGATCATACTTGTCGTAAGTGGCTCCTTCCTTCCACATCTTAAATCTTCCACCACCAGTCATATTGGTGGTAAAACTTAGAGATCCGCCCTTTCCTCCAATTTTGTCATTTTTAACAAACTTGACCGGACTCCAGTTATTTGTTCCATTTGTCCCTTCGAAGTCAAATTTCATGCAACGCCAGTTCTGACGAAGATCATAAACTACAGCGTTTATGTCTCTGCCCAACTCGTTAACAAGTTTTACCCATCCTGTAAAGGTTGGGCGTGGACCATCATTAGCCTCTCTAGCCCTGGACATTTCGGTTTCGTTATGAATCCATCGAGTAGAACCATCACGCAACTGGTACTTTTTGGCCTCATACTCAATAATTGCATCACGATCCTCTATCGAAAACTTGCCCTTGTATCCAAACAGGGCGTCATCGTATCTAGGATCAATCTTTATCTGAGTGGACCCCTGCGCTGCTGACTGTACAATATCTGCAGCACCTAGCACTAGCGGGTCTGGGGCCTTCCACACAATACTGTTACGACTCTTGTTAGAGTTATATTCGTTGATTGCAGAATACTTTACCGTTACCTTGTTAAATCTTGTTGATTCTGTTTTGTTTACAGAAACAATGTTGGGTAGAAGGTTTCCCGTAGACTCTCCGCGAAGGTAGTAATCCATCGGTGCTCCGGACGTGTTTGCGTAGTCCCTGTCAAACAAATACTTTCTAGTCATTACCTGTAACCTGCCGGTGTTATCGAAAAATACCGCCATCTGGAATGACTTAGCAATTTCCTGAATATACTCCCACACGCTTCTTTCTCCGTCTGTCCAGAAGTATTCCAGGTTAAGGTCGTCCTCCTCCTGGCTGTCCGCCCGGTAAACATCAACCCTATTAAATCCAACCCCATCACAAAGCAGCCATATTGCTGCATACGCTGGAATGTTTTTGACAAGCGTCTCCTGGGCGTCGGCCTCCTGCAGAACTTTTGAGTGGTCCATAAGGCTTGCCGTCACAGTATCTTCTCCCTCGCCACTCCAGGTGTCACTAACCATATTAAGCAACTGGGCGGTTCTCTGTGAAGGCGTACCGCCTGCATCTGGATAATCAACCTTTAGAGTAAACTCTACAAATTCATCCAACTTCCCCTTTAGAACAGTGTTGCTCCCGAACGAGTCTAGGAAGCCGTCATCGTTGGCCAGTGTTATGCTTCCAACGTTTGTAGAGACATTTCCAATTAACTGTTCTCCCGCATCGTTGTTTCCCAATTCTATAGAAACGTCCCATGATTCCAGCCTGTCTGTCAGGTCGACGGACAGCCTTGGAGTGAATTCCACTAGTTCAAAACTAGCATTTCTTGCCTGCTCTGTAGAGCCAGACGGAAGAGTCCTAAGCATAGAGTTAACCTTAATTCTTATACCTTGAATCTTGATAGAGTTAGGCTGATCTACAGTATAGTGAACTGGATTGGTTGTCCATGCTCCAGGCGTGTCTGAAACAGAGTAGGGTCGGTAAATTTCTACTACTCCGTTGTTCGGACAGTTTATTCCAGAAGCAACCTGCGTCCAGACTCCATCCTTCTTTACCCAAAACTCTAGCCCCTGCGGATTTCCGATGTGAGTATTCATCTTCGCAACAATCTTGTTTGTATCTAGTTCATCCTCAAACTCCATAGAAAACGACAGCGCTCGTGACGAGTCTGCCAGCGTGCATGAAAACTGCCCAGCAGTCCTTCCATTTCCATCAGTAGTGGAAAGAGTTTTTGCAGAAGAAATCCAATACTTAAACTTTGTGTTTCTCCCGGCCACATACGCTCTTGGATACAACCTGTTATCCGTTCGCTTGCTTTCTGGCCACTCCCAATTCATAAGGCGAATAGAGCGAACATTGTTATTTCTGTCATCAGAAATCACATTCGGCGCGGTGTATGACGCAGAGTAACTATCGTATAGCGTAGAGTACACAATTCCTGGGTCGCGGAACGGCTTGGTAACGGAGTCCTTTGGGAACAAATCTATATATCCAAGGTCCCTGCCTTCCTTATTCTGTGCAGACGTCTGATTGGTATAGGGAGAGTTATCTTTTAGCGTAGTGTACCTGCTTACAGTCCACTCTCCAATAACGTTCAGTTTGATCTCGTTGGAGATCTTTGTGTCAACTGCGGTTTGAATTAGCGGCTTGTTAAGCATTTAGACCTCTTCCAAAGTAAGAGAACACTGCCACAAATCTGTAACCGTTCCGGTATTCTCCATCTTGACATTACGCTTAGTAATCTCATAGTCAAAAGAGTCTATGACCACAGTGTACCGGTCGGCATTGTTAAGGTCCGTGGTAAAGTTTGTAGTCTTTTTCACGTTGTTTCCATTGAAGACGTACAGGTAAAATGTGCTATCGTAATAGTTTTCGTAGAAGTCAAATATCGCCTGCCCGCCCTTATAGCCGTCAACTGTGTGGCTTGTTCCTGCCGGAAGATTTTCCCATGAAACGTCGAACTTATGCTTGTATGCAATTACATAAGATCTTAGTGTGCCGTTAACTGTTCTACGCTTGTTCTGAATTATCTCAGGGGTCACACCGACCGGGCCGCGTCCGTGCTCGCTTAGGAACCCGTCCTTTGATCCTGACCCTGAGATATCCTTTACATAGAGAGCGCTATATGCTGGAAGCACTATTGTCATATTCTACGACCTCTTCCGTTTCTAGCGGCCTGGCGATTCTCATGTCTTACAACAAACTTTTCGAAGGCACGCTCAAGATCAACCTCAGAACTTAGATTTTCAATGGTCACATCAAAATTATACTCGTTTCCGCCCGCGTTTGCAATATTGTCCTCAAAACGCTTGGTTAGCGCAGAGGTCAGAACCGTTTCTCCACGGTGCAGATTAGCCACCGTGTTGTCATAATTTATCTTCCCGCCCTTGCGTAGACCTGGAATTCCAAGGGTGTGTGGGTCTGCCTGGTCCAAGAATGAGCCTGCTCTGCGCGCCTCGAAGTGAAGGTGAGGTCCGGTAGAATTTCCTGTATTTCCAGAGTATCCAATAATTTCTCCAGCGCTAATTGGTCCGGTGCTGGCCTTGTCCCGACTAAGGTGTGCATAAACAAATCCGTATCCGTTAGCATCTAGCATGTACCAGTTTCCATACGATCCCGATGCGAATGGATTATTGGTAAGTCTACCATTTGTTACTGCTCTTAGAGGAGTTCCTTCTGGCATTGGAACGTCCAGGCCTGTTCTTCCGTGCTCCGCGAAAGTTCTGCCTACCGGGTACGCGCCCATGAAGGGCTTTACATATCCTCCACCGCGAGACATTCCGGAAAGAACTGCTCGCGCTTCATCCTCCCATTTAGCATAAGCGTCTGGGTATGCGCTGCGCTGCACGGCCTGAGCAGCGTCAGTAAGGCTCATGCTGTCCCTGTTTTCGATTCCGAATAGTGCCTGAAAGAACTTGCGAGAAGCATACTTCGGGTTAGTCAACTGCTTTGGAGTTCCCCAGCCCATCGAAGGACGCTGTTGGAACAACCCTAGAGAGTCGTGGTCCACGGCAGACTTGTAGTTGTGAAGTGTTGATTCCTGCATTGCTGTCATAAGAGCAATTATCAAATCTCTGTGAGACGCTCCCATGTTCTTTCCAACACTGACAATAATCGCAGCATTCTTTAGTTGCTTCGCGTCAAACGCGGCGGAGCCGTAGGCTCCGGGGGCGCCTGCTTGCATAGAAATGTTACCGCTTGACTTTCTGGCCGCGCTAGATATCATGCTTGCAATAAGGTCTAGCGGAGGTCCTAGAATACCGCGAAGAATTGGCTCTCCCATTCCGAACTGACCGCCATCTGCAAACTTAGGAATCACCATTGCTCTTCCGCTATTAATAGCATCCATTGCGCCCTTGCCATATCTCGCAACGGACCTCTGCCTAATAACATATTCACCGTTAGAGAGTTTTGCATTTACAGAGTCAGAGGTTCCGCTTCCTGGCCCAGATACAAACCCTCCGGACGCCATAGCAGTGTCTCCCCCGGATGGACCAGGAACACTCTGACGGTTTCCGTACATTCTTGAAATATCAGCAAGTTGGCTTCTGCTTAGACCCCTGATCTTTCCGCTCATCAACTGACCAATAAGTTGCCAGTCTCCGGAGCGAATTGCCTTAGAAACAGAGTCCCAGGCATCTCCAGGGAGATCTCCAAACTTTCTCTTAGCAAAGTCCATCATCATATTAACTCTGTCATTATGAGTCATCTTTAGAGCATCTGCGTGCTTCCTGAACTCTGCAAGATCCCCGTCTCTAAGAGCAGTCATCATTTTTTCAATACGATCATTACTCTGCTTCTGATTATTTTCAATCTTAGAATTAGTCTTTTCGGCATTGCGAATTTCCTTCTCGTTGGCCTCTTGCTCCGCTTCAATCCTTGCTTCGCTTGCCTCTCTTGCAGCCTCAAGCGCCCTTTCGTTCATCCTCTGCTCAATACGCAATTGCTTTTCAAGCATTCTGACTTTCTTGTCGCGCTCTTTTTCAAGAATCTCGATTCGCTTATCAGCCTGGTCCTGACTTTTCTCCTGCTTATCCTCTCTGTCTCGCTGCTTTTTGGTGGCAGCAATGTCCATTCTGATTCTTGCTGCTTCGTAAAGTTCTCCGTTGGCAATGGCTTCCTGATAAGAAATTTCCATGTTCCGCATTTCCATGCGGCGCTGAGCACGCTCCTCTTCCTTCTCAAAGGCTTCCTGACGGGCATCCTCTGCATCCTGAATCTTTTCAATCTCTCTGTCATACTGATTGTTTGTTTGATCTATTTCGCGCTGAATAAGTCTTTCTCTTTTTTCCGCTGCCTTTTCTAGAGCCTCTAGTTTTTCATCTTCACTTTCCTGTAGAGCCTCCATTTCCTCTTCTTGAGACTTCTCAAGGCGAGCAATGTTTGTCTTTTCTAGACCCTCTGGCTCTGGGATATACTTATATGCAGACTTAGAGAATGCAGTGAGCAGCCTTTGTTCTCTAAGGCTTTCATTTAGAAGATCGTTGGCTCTAGCCAGAGCCATAACTGTTGCTTCGTCAAGACTTTGAGCCTGTCTTAATTCTAGAATTTCAGCAGCATTTCCAGCAATGGCAGGATCTGCTTCTCTAACTTTAGCGAGGTAGTCCGAGTAAGCATCTCCAGAGGCGACAAGGGAGTTTGTAAGAATGTTAAGTTCTCTTGCCTGCTCAGTAGAAAGAGTAGAACTTCCCGTAAAGTATGCTTCTTCTACTGCTTGCTTTTCTGCCTCCGTTAAATTATTGTAACTATCAGCAAGTTCTTCTATTGTATTTCCAACTAGTCCCAACTTTTGAAGTTCAGACCTTGCAGATCCACCCAGGCTTCCCTGGTAGAAAATCTCTCCCATCTCCTTGCGTAGCGGGCCAAGCATACCATTTACAACTTCTTCCGCACCCCTTGCGGTAGCACTAAAGTAGTTGTTCGCCTTGATCGCTCCGGTGTCAAGGGCTTCCTTTAGTCCATTGTAATAAGCCTCCGCAGACTTTGCCCCAAGTTCGTCCCACCATTCCTGCCGCTGATTGGACATTCCCTCCTGGTTTATAACCCCCTCAAGGTCATAACCCTTAGAGGTCTTAAACTGTTCTACAGCGGTAGATGTAACATCTTCAAGCCTCTTCTTTATATTTTTCTCTGCCTGCTTTTCGTCTAGAGTTATATCTAGTTCTAATTCTACGAAGGCCTGCTCATTGTCAGTCTGGTTCATAAGTTCGTTAACAAGTTTTAGAGCGTCTGCCGCCTCTGCTCCGCTAGCGATTAGATTATCAAACATGTTGCGTCCAAACTCTACGACAGATGCTCTATCAGTCATCTTCTCTATCATTTCGATTTCTGACTTCATCTGTTCTGCAACAGCAGCGCTATATTCCTCAGAAGCAGTCTTAAGAGGAATTCCTAGTCCAGCAAGATCCACCTCTGGCCTAATGAAAATATCAAGTTTTCCAAGTTTAAGTTGCTCTGCGACTTCTGCTGAAATATTTATCTGTCCGAACTCTGCATTCCACGCTGCCGCCGCCTCTTCCGCTCTACGCTTAGATTCTTCGGCAGAAGCCTCAAATGCCTCCATCAGTCCACCGGTAATTAGTCCTGCCGCACCACCAATAGCAAGACCCCAAGGCCCAAACATTCCACCGATACCGGCGCCCATCATTGTCATATTTGCAATATCCCCAACTGGACCTTCTGGGCCAAGCATGGTTCCAAGCATGGCCCCTCCCATTAACGCCCCGCCCGTGTACATAGAGGCCCTCGGGCTTGAGAAGAAACTTCCCATTCTCCCCCTGATGCCTGTCCCTGGAGGTGCTACGGGTGGCACAGTGGACCCAGGAGTGCCCGGAACAGTTGCTAGTCCGGCCTGCTTTCCGTCCTCTATTGTTTGCTTCTGCTCAAGTATATACTGTTCAAGATTTTCAGCCGTCTGCCTTTCTTCATATGTCAACTCTGACATTTCAAGGGCCAACTTGTCGCTTTCTGTAATTAGCCCTCTTTCTCTAAGGGCCGCGATCTGCTGCTCCGCAGTTAGTTGCGACGTCATAATGTCCATTGCTTGAGCCATCACAGAACGCATTTGAGTCTGAGTGGCCTCTGCCATTCTGATGGTTGCAAGTTGTGCGGCCTCTGCAGCATTCTTGGACGCCCCGCCGGATATTAGTCTTCCAGACTGGTTTGATATTGCGTATACTTGACCAGTCATCTTGTTTACTGCTGCAACATACTTTCCATTTGCATTCTCTACAGCAACAAACGATACATCGGACATGTTAATTTTTTCATCAGTGTCAGACATTGCGGCGTTTGTTTGGTCAAGTTTTTGAATAACTCTTTGTTCTGCTGCTTCAAGCCCTTCAAGGGAGGTCTGACTAAACTTTGTTCCAGCAATCTCCATAGAGGCTCCGGCTACCTGAGCCTGCCTCTTTAGCATGTCAAACTGTGCGGAAGAGGCGTCTGCACTTTCTGCCCACGATGTAATTGATCTTTGCATCGCCGCTGTGTCCATCGCATTTATTTCTACCTGTGCAGCATTAACAGCATTGCTTAGAGCCTCCATATCCATATCTAGAATTGCTGCAGAGCCGCCAGCCGCTAGGAACGCATCCATCACAACCTTGTCTCTACTTGGAGTTGCCCACTTAGAGTCATCAGCCTTCAACAAGGCCTCTCTCACATTTAGTTTTGCAGAAATTTGGTCGAATGTTGATCCGAGGGTCGCAAGCCCGTCCGTAAAGATTGTTGTGTGTAGGGTTGCTGCATCCAATTGTGTTCCCTGTGCCTGCTGCATCGCTCTAATCTTAGCCATAGACTCCGCCGCCCAGGCATCGACGGCTGCCTTCTCAGCGCCAAGAGCCTGCAGAACCGCAGTCTTTTGCGCCAAGAATCTTTGAGGATCTATCATTGCTGCAGACTGCTGAGTAGAAACCGGACCTGCAAGGGTTCCAGCAAACATTTGCGGAGTGTTTTTAGCAATATCGTTTGCCTCGAATGACTGGATGCTATATCCATATGCACCAAGGTTCAGTCTCTGGCTAACCTTTGCAAATTCCTGTGAAGTCATCTCCGCAGGAAGATATCCGATTCTTTGAAGGTTTTGCAGCATAATGTCTGAGTGTGCTACCGGACCTGATGCAGTTGGAATCATTCCTGGGTTTCTTGGTAGATCGTGAGCCCTTACCATTCCTGGCATAGATCGAATTCCAAGCCCTGACTGTGTTGCTCTTATCGACTGCTGCTGAGCAGATGTTAGTGTTTCAATTGCTGCAACCGTTTCTAGTGTTGCAGCGGTGACTCCCTCCATAGCGGCTGCCCACTCTCTAGCACCCTGAGCAACAACATCTTGAGCCTTGGCATGATCGTAAATTTCTTTATCGAGCATTTCAAAGCCCTCTGTCACTTGTAGAGTGTCTGCACTTAGCATCTTGAACGTGGAAGAAATTCCTTGTCCAGACTTTAGAACCTTAAAGCCATTAACAAGCCTTAGAATTCCCTTCAAGAGCATTCCTATCATGTTTCCAAAGAGACCCATTGCCATAATAATTGGGCCTACTATAGTTAGGGCTAGTCCTCCCCACTTAAGAAGACTCTTTGCGATGTCATTTTCATTGATGAATTTAAACACCTTGTTTACAACTTCAAGGGCCACGGTTCCCCACTTCAACATTTCTTCTCCAACACCGTTTAGAGACATCTTGAATTCTTCCCAGGCCCTCGTCCACTGACCAGAAACAGATTCTGCTTGAGCCCTAGTTTCCTGATCGGCCAACTTAGAAAGATCCTCGATTGAGGTTCCCATCAATCTTATTACGTCCTGAGTTTGAGATCCTTTAGCGTCAAGGTTGTTAAAAAAGGCATTCATTCTTGCAAACTGGTACTTGCCGAATAGTTTGGTGATTACTTGCTGTCTCGCTAGGTCGTCTAAGCCCTTGAGTTGATCCTGAAAGGCCATTAGGGTTGGGGTAAGTTTTCCAGCATTGGCCTGAACAATGGCAGGAAGGTTAATACCAAACTCTTTCATGAATTCTACGGCTGCCGGAGCCGGAGCAATAATACTAGAAAGACCTGACTTTAGAGCGTTAGCACCTTCTGCTGCGCTAATACCACCCTCTCGCATTGCAACCATATATAGGGCAAGGTCTTTTACGCTTCCTCCCAGTCCTTCAACAACAGTACCAGCGCGAGGAATGGCTTCCACCAAATCCTGTAGCGATGCGGAGGTTTGGTTTTCAACGGCGTTCAAGAATAGAACGGAGTCGGCAACTTCGTCAGTAGACATCTTGAATGCAGACTGCAGAGCGACCGTTGCCTTCATTGCTGTTTGTCTATCTACTTCTCCAAGAGTCGCAAGTTTTGTGGTTTGCCTGGTCATATCGGCCAGTGCCTCTCCTTCAAACCCTGTCGCCGCCAGGTCAGCCATAAGCGCTGCTGTTTCTGTTCCGGCCTGTCCATACACCCTAGCCATTTCACTAGCGACCTTCATGGCATCCTGCCTTACCATTTCAGATTGTTCTCTGAATTCTTCTCCGAAGGTGAACCCGGAACCATAAACTTTTTGAAGCCTTACCAATTCCTTGTCCATGTCCATGAAAGTTTTAGCGGCAAGTCCTCCGAGCATCATCATTGGAACGGTGAACCCAACCATCAACTGACGACCGGCCCACTGCGTATTTTTTCCAAAGTTCACCATGTGGGTAAGGCCTTGCTGAGCGTGATGGTTAAAGATCTCCCAGCCCTTGTTTGCTGTTCGCATCTGTGTGGCAAAATCTGCCGGAAGCCCAGTGGGAGTTGCTACAGCAACCTGCATCTGGCCCAACGCGTTTCTTCCGAGCGGGGTAACTACAGAGTTCTGCAACCTTATTTGCTGGTTTGCCAGGTCTCTAATCGCACCTGACTGACCTCTCAGATACCTCATACTTTCTGAGAAATATTGACGTCCAGTAAGTCTTGCACGCTCAAGAGATTTTGCATAGTCATCTGTTGAATTTCTAAGCGTTACAGTTTGTGTTGTAAATTGTCCAGAAGAAGCGAGTAGTTGATTGAATTGTCTTGTGGCATTCTGAAAGTCCATAGAGCCAAGCCCCTTCTGAACCATTGCAGTAAGGGCACCGGTCTGCTGCAACTCAGCATTAATAGCCTGAATCTGACCACTCAGGCTAGACATATTACCAGTTACAAGAAAATCAATCCGTACTTGTTCCATCAGTATGTGTTATGAACTACTCCTTCCTCTATATTTATTCCAAATCCTTCTGATAGTGCCACCTGACCTGTAAGGTTGGCGATGTCATTGTTTGTCGGATCGCCACCCTGAGCGCGAATCATTGCATCACGCTTGATTTCTTCAAACGTGCGGGACTCGTTGGACGCGGGGCTATCGGGAAGTGACACTCCTTGCATTGCCGCCTGGAACTTATAGTCCTTCCACTTGGCCTCTCTCATTGCTTCAAGAGTCGCTAGGAGTTCGGGCATGGATAGAGATTCTTCCAACTCGTCATAATTCTTCCAGATTCCCGTCAGAAAAACCTCTGCCTCCATTTCCGCTAGGTTTAGATCAGCCCAGGTAGGGCCGTCACTTCCCTTTGTAGATTTGGGTTGCCCATTGAGATACCAGCAGCAATCTCTAGGATCTTCCATATAGTTGGAAGGTCTAGTGCCTCTTCGAACTTGTCCTCATCGGCCACCAATTCTGGAGCCTGCTTTTCAATGCATATCTTTGTTGCAGCGATAAGGAATGAAAGCATGGACACATCGTCCTGCTCTGCCATACCCTTTGAGTCTTCTCCTTCGCCTTCCGGCCTGGGAGCGTTCATTTCTTCAATAATCGACATGACCCTGCGAAGACGCTTTAGGTCTAGTGGTCGAATCTGAACTTCGGTACCGTCCTGCAGTTCCAAGTCCAAAATTTCATATACAGTAGTTGCCAATTTAACCTCCTATTAGTCCCTCTAATTATATAGAAATACAGTGCAAAATGCAAGGTGGCCGGTTTTTACACCGGCCACCAAGCAACTACTGTATTTAATTATCAAACAACGTCTACTACACGACCGTAGGCCGAGTAGGATGCTGCGGTGTCTGGAAGAAGACGGAATGTTACCGGGAACACAGTTGCCTCGCTACGACGTAGCGAGTGGCTCGAAGCCTCTACGGAAAGAGCACGGTTTGCAAGGTAGACGCGCTGACGGTAGGTGGTCGGAGTGCCTGGAGCGTTTCCGACGAATAGAAGAGCCTTCTCAATCGGGGCCTCTCCAAGTTCGCCACCAGAAAGTCTTACGCCTGTGCTTCCTGTAAGAGTTGTGGTTTCTGCAGCCTTTGTGCCTGGGCTCTGAGCCCAAACGGTAAGCAAGTTGTCGAGAGTTGCCTCTGCGAAAGTCGTAGCAACAGAAACAGTCATCCTCTGCTTGAACAATCTTGCAGCGTCAAGCAACTGATCAACCTCAACCTCACCGAAGTCTGGCTGGTACTGAACCTCTACACCCTCCTGAGTAAGACCTACGTCTGTAAAGACAGCGCTTCCGGCTGCTGCAGTAATTCCAGCACCCTGGAACCCACCAGCAACAGAAACCGTAGTGCCAGTTGTAAGTCCACGAACCCATCCACGGAAGTCCTTTCCTGCACCCACGGTAGACTTTAGGGCGTTCCAGAGAGTGTCTCCGGTTGCCGAATAGTCTGAACTGTAAGAACCGATTGCGACGTTTGCCGCACCAACAATTACGTTAGTTGTACTTTGTGCCATATTTTTATTTCACCTCCCTGTTCATGGAACTTTTTCACTTCGCCAGTACCTATAATACTGGTTTATTTCTTATTAAGCAAATCTCCCGTTTGTCTGGATTTCTCTCGAATATTCGTAGGAAATCACCAAATTCACGCCGTATCTGCCAACAATTTGATCGATTTCATCAGTTGGCAGTCCCATCATGATGTCAAAATAGTGGAACTGAAATGTGCTGTCACCGTCATCAAAGTTGTTTACGTCATCCGCTGCCAGATCGAACCTGCGGAACAGATCGTATAGAAATTCCTTTATTTCGAATAGTTTCTCAAGATCATAGTCGTAGGCCCAAAGACTGACCTCTTCTCGGCAGTTCCAGAATTCTGTATCGTAACCACCCGGAATAACGATATCGTACACAATCACAGGGGCGTCCGCCGGAAGACCAGCGTCCTGCCATGACCTATTATCCTCGGCCTCTGGAATCTGCTGGATTGGTACTACGGGGCTTGAGTCTGTGTAGTGACCGGCAATAAGAATTTCGTTGTCGAAAAGTTCCTGAATCATCCACTTACGAACCTTGTAAAACGCACTCTTTTTGTAATTAGGCACTTGGCACCATCGCATTAGTGATCTTAGATGCTACAGAATGTGCGTATGCGTCAGAAGGAACATTTATTGTAAGCATGTGTGCTGCCTTTTCTGCTCCGCGCTTAACCTGACGGCCATAACTCTGAACAGAGTTTGCAGCATCACGACCGCCTACGCCCTTAAAGAATGCAGACATAGCATTCTGAATTCCATGATATGTTGGTCTATCAGCATATCTAATATTTACAGGCTTGCTTGTAAATGTAAGACCACTTTTTGACCTATAAGGCGCACCAGGAGGTGTATCAAATGCCATATATCTTGCCTTAACAGGACGAACAGTTACAGATTGCCCATACTCCATAACCATTGCCTTGTTCCAAAAAACGTGTCTCTGCTCTACAACGGCCCCGGTAAACTCGTTTGGAGTACGCTGTGCCTCTGTCAGAGGCACTAGAGACATTGACGGACGGAACCCAAGTTTCATAGAGAAGTTTGCCTTGCCCCTAGATGCTGATGGAATAGTCAAGTCAAACAGTCTGGCGCTCGTCTGTCCGACCTTGCCCCATTCGTATGCGTGATGTAGAGAAGATTTATTAGCCCTTGCCATAGCATTCATGTAAGGAATAAACTTACGCTTTACAGAGTTTTCAATACTACGCTGAATGTTAGCCTGTCCTCGCGGAGAAGAAATACCCCAGGCTACGGTTGCCACCGCGTTCGCTATAGACTGTGAAATAAGAGGAAGTTCGTTGTGAACCTTGGTATTCTTTCCAATTGTGTTAATCTTGGTGCCGCGAACCGTAAGCGGGTAACTGTTAATTTCTGCAAATACTGCATCCATATCTGTCATCAGGCATCACTTCCAGCCAGAGAGGTGCTGTCGCCAGATGTTACCAGAGCGTCGGGCAACTTAATATGTACCTCAGATTTGTTGCAGATAATGTCATACTCCATAAAAGATCCAAATGGATCAAAGGTCGGGGTGACTCCCAGAACGATAAACTGTTCGTCACCATATGGCAGACCGTTAGCATCCTTGATTCCGGCCACAACCCACCCCTCTTCGATTGGGTACATGGTCTTAACACGAAGATAGTGGTAATCGTCCAACTTGTTGCCCCAGTCTTGTAGGGTTCCAGAGTCTTTTCCTCTTAGATTCGCAAGTCCTCTAGCAACCATCTGAACTTCTACACCATTTAGATACTGAGCCTTTACCTGGCCCGTATTAGAATTTTGGACAGTAGACTTTTCATAGACAACTCCGGTCATATTGTACTTTCCAGAGGTTACACAGCCACCGATCATATAAGCACCATCCCAATAGACTTGTACTTAGACAAAATCTGATCAGCGAAGAAGTTTCCGGTGCCCTGGAATTGCTTCTGATTAAATACTACCCTCCAGTCAGAAGCGTTGATCTGCTCGACAAAGCGCTTCTTCCAAGCGGTCTCCTTGCAGAAGTAATCGTCAGCCAGCAATCTTGCACAGTATTCTACTTCGTCTGGAACGGCTTCCCAGCCATAAAGCCCATCAATTGTGTACCAGCGATATTTGTTCCATTTAGTCGAACTAGGTTCTGCAACCCATACCGGCACCTCGTCATATTTGGTGGCCAGAATGCCGTAATTAGTGTCAGTAATTTCAAGGTTCCTCCCGAATTCGTTGTAGGCTGGATCTCTTGTCCATACGGTCTCGTTATCCATAGCAATATTATCTAGTCGAATTATTCTATGGGGTAGAACTAGAACGTTTTGGTCGTTGCCATGCATCTTGATGGAGTCCAGGCGCTGCCCGAACTGCTGACCGGTGTAGTTATTGATCATATATCTAGCAAACAGTTCTGCATTTTCTAGTTCTAGATCACTAGTTCCTGCCGGGGCTAGGTCACGAAGATCAGCAAAGTTGGCGTATGGAGTGACTACTGAGATATAGTCTACTCTGGAATAGGTGTCTGCAGAAACTAGATATGTCCACTCTACGCGGAGAGTCTGCTCTACCTCTACCTCAGAGAATTCTGTTAGAAAGTAATAGACTCCGGTGGACTCTCCCGTGGCCGTGCCGGTGCGTGCGGCAACGTCTGACCCAACAATGGTCAGCGAATAGGTCGGCGGAGCATCTGCATTTACCGGGGCTCCATCCAGAAAGACATTTAGGTAGACTTTTTCAGTCGATCCTACATAAATTTGTTTCATTCACGCACCTCACAGTTTGATAATTTATTGTATCACGCATCAGATCAAGAAACAAGGCTAGGATGATCGGACACCCCCGCCCGTCGATCCGGAAGAAGAGACTCCACCTGAGGCCTCAGAGGACCCATCAACTCTAGATTTGCTTACAGAATTCTGTACAGAAATACCATTAGAAGCATTTCCTCTAGACCTTACTCCAACTCCAGGCGTCTGTGTTGTACCTCTAGAACTAACCTCGCCAATATCCATTTCTCCGACGAATCCGGAGTCGCTGGATGAGACTTGGGTCGAATCGTCGGATGTTATCGAGATTAGAATAAATAGGTCAGAAGTCTCAGAGGATGTTATTTCTGTAGAGTCATTGCTGATTATTGGCTGGGCATTAAACGAGACTGTCTCTGCGGACCCAATTTGGGTAGAGTCTGCGCTGGTTACAGTTCCATATACAGACGAAGCCTCTGTGCTTGAAATCTGAGTGGTGTCAGATCGACTTACCAATACACTCAAACTTGGCGTATCAGAAGTCGTTATGTTTGTAGAGTCATTAGACGATACAGAGACGTTTCCAATTACCTGAACGTTAGAGGTTTCTGTAGAAGATATTATTGTGTTGTCTGATCCTGGCAACTGGGCGACTGGGAACCCAGAGTCACTAGAAGTAATCTGGGTGCTATCAGTCGAAGCAACCTGTCCCTGAATACTTACAGACTCTTGGCCGGTGATCTGAGTGCTATCAGATCTTGTAAACGCTACAGTAGCAAACGAGCCGGAGTCGGCAGATGTTACCTGCGTAGAGTCGGCAGATACTACATATGTGGTAATAACTAGATTGCTGGTTTCGGACGATCCAATTTGAGTAGAGTCAGACCCACTTACATCTACTCCGCCGGTCGCCTGAACGTCCGATGTTTCGGAAGACGCGATCTGTGTAGAATCAGTCCTGTTTACAACTACCAGTGGAGAAGAGGAATCCACAGAAGTAATTTGCGTAGCGTCTGTACGACTAAAGTTAACCTGCCCGAAACTTCTAGTTTCGGAAGAAGAAATCTCTGTCGCGTCCGACCTGTTTACAATTACCAGAACAGAACTTGTTTCGCTAGACGATATGTTGGTAGAATCATTAGAGTTAAGGTTAAACCCTCCAGATACCTGAATATCTGAGGTTTCAGAAGATGAAACGATAGTATTGTCTGTTCCTGGGAACTGCGCCTGCGGTATTCCAGAGTCAGCCGAGGTGACCTGGGTAGAGTCTGTTGCTGTAAATGCTACTGTTGCGAACGATGTAGATTCACTAGACGATATCTCGGTGGAATCTGCTCTAGAGACAATAACAAGAATGCTGCTGGTTTCAGAACTTGATATCTGAGTGGTGTCCGAGGCCGGTACCGCAACGGTTGCGAAAGAACTGGCTTCCGAAGAGGTTATCTGTGTCGAGTCCGGCCTGCTCAGCGTCGAGTATATTCCAGAAGTTTCTGTGCTTGAAATACTTGTTGTATCGGTTCGGGTAAAATTAACCTGTCCGAAGGAAGATGACTCTGCAGATGCTATTTGTGTCGAATCTGGCCTAGATACAATTACAAGAACCTGGCTAGTTTCAGAAGAACTGATATTCGTGGAGTCGCTTCCATTAACATCAATTCCACCACTGGCCTGAATGTCAGAAGTTTCAGAGGATCCGATTTGTGTAGAGTCAGATCCTGGGAATTGGGCCTGTGGAGTGCCCGTTTCCGAAGAGGTTATCTGTGTCGAGTCAGACGCCGAGAAATTACTTTGTCCGAATGTGCCAGAGTCCGTTCCTTGAATTTCTGTAGAATCTGTGCGTGTAAAGGCCACCGTACCGAAAGAACTACTGTCAGAACCGGCTATTTCCGTAGAATCTGCTGCAGAGCGGATAACCGTTCCGAACTGCGAGGTTTCACTGGAACTGATCTGAGTGCTATCAGTACGAGTAAATGCCACTGTACCAAATGAAGATACGTCACTAGAAGTAATCAGTGTGGCATCGCTAGATGATACAGTTACAAATACTGTTCTAGATTCTGTGCTAGAGATATCTGTTGTGTCAGAGGCGCTTCGCGGCACCGTCGCAAACTGGCTAGTCTCCGTGGAGGTTATCTCGGTAGAATCTGTACGGCTCAGAGTCGAGTAGATACTAGACGTTTCAGCACTGGTGATTTGAGTGCTGTCTGTTCTTGTGAAATTAACCTGCCCGAACGATGATGCGTCAGAAGAGGTAATTAGCGTAGCATCTGAACTGGTTATTGTTACAACGATGCTGCTTGTTTCAGAAGAACTGATTTGGGTCGAGTCTGTTCCAGATTTGTCGAACGTACCAGAAATTTGAAGGTTAGATGTTTCGCTAGAGGTTACTAGCGTTGTGTCTGTTCCTGGGTTGTTGATAAATACAGACGAGGTTTCTGCAGATGTGATCTGCGTAGAGTCCGCTCTTGTAAATGCTACTGTTCCAAAACTGCTTGCATCGCTGGAGGTAATCAGTGTGCTATCTGTTCTGCTCAGTGTAGACTGAATTGCACTGGTCTCAGCAGATGTAATCTGTGTCGAGTCTGCAGAGGAAATTGGAACAATTACTGTTCCTGCATCTGTAGAACTAATCTGAGTCGTGTCAGAGGTGGCTACATCAATATCTGCGCTTGGTCCGATCCAGGTCAGGTCACCGACCGCAAAGTCTTCTACATATCGGGTATGGTTTACTGCGTTATAGTTACCGATACCAACTACAGAAATTTCATTTCCGTTATCAGTTAGGGCTACCTGAATTTCCTGGTCTGCCGTTCCGGTCGAGTGTCGGTTGGCTCCAGACCATACTCTTAGGGTTGACAGGTCTCCGTCTCTATCAACCTTAAGTTCGATACGGTGCCAACCGTTTGCCAGCGACGAAATTGGAGTGCCAGTAACCCAAGATGATCCATTGAATAGTGTTAGGTTTCCGTTAGCCTCTTCACGAATACCAGCAATATCGTCTCCTGGCGGGCTGGCACTTGCGGAGGTTTCGAAGATCATGAAGCGGTTTACGCCAGACGGGTTGCCGGTCTTGTAGTAGTAGAATCGTGCGTACCATGTTCTACGGCTTACAAGGTTTTCTATCTTACCGCGCTTACCCTGGGCGGCTGTGGTGGAAACAAATAGTCCTCCGGTTCCTCCCTGTAGCGGGAAGTCATTGCTGAACTCCATTGTTCCTGTTCCTGGGAACAGGGTGAATAGAGAGTTGCTAGAGGTTATTGCTACTCCGTCGCCCCCACCGTTAAACCTCTCGTGATGACGAATTAGTTGATTGGCTCCAGTGTCAACATTTGACGTTTCAGACGAACTAATCTGCGTAGAGTCCGTTGCACTCTTGCTTAGCGTATCAGCAATGCTACTAGAGTCTGTCGAGGTAATTAGCGTAGAATCTGAGGTTGTGACTGTTCCAGATACCGAGCCGGTCTCAGTAGAAGTAATTTCTGTGCTATCAGATCTTGTCAGGGAGGCCTGAGTTGCTGAAGTTTCAGCAGAGGTAATCTGAGTGCTATCTGTTCTAGAAAGCGTAGACTGAATTGCTCTTGTTTCCGTAGATGTAATATCTGTTGTGTCTGTTCTGGTAATATTAGCCTGAACAGCAGATGTTTCGCTAGAGGTAATTTCGGTAGAATCTGCACGAGTTAGCGTAGACTGAATTGCTCTAGTTTCAGTGCTGCTAATATCTGTGGAGTCTGTTCGAGTAAAGTTAATTTGTCCGAACGAGCGACCCTCTGTGCTGTTAACGTCTGTTGCGTCTACTCGGTTTAGAATTACAAGAACGCTGCTGGTTTCGCTAGAACTTATCTGTGTAGAATCTGTTCCAGATTTGTCAAACGCTCCGGTGGCAATAACCTCAGAGGTTTCAGATGAACTTACTAGTGTGGCGTCTGATCCTGGGAAGTTTGCGGTTGTGTTGCTGGCGTCTGTTCCTGTGATCAGCGTCGAGTCTGTGCCGCTAAAGTTAACCTGACCGAAACTGCTAGAATCCGTTGAAGTTATCAGAGTTGTATCTGGTCGGTTCAGCGTTGATGTTATAGAACTAGTTTCAGTGGAGGTTATAAGGGTGCTATCTGTGCTTGAAATCTGTACGACTACCGAGGCTGTTTCGACAGGGGTAATATGTGTAGTGTCTGTTCTTGACAGAGTAGACTGAATAGATGCTGTTTCTGTAGAGGTAATGTTTGTTGTGTCTGGGCGGTTTAGACTAGACAGCAACTGTGAAACAACATCAGAAGATGTTATGTTTGTCGTGTCCGAGGTTGTTGCAGTAGAAGATATTGATGATGTTTCTGTGGATGTTATTTGTGTCGAATCATTTCCACTGAATGTTGCTGTGGTAGCAGAGGTTTCAGAAGAACTTATTTGTGTAGAATCCGTACCCGTCTTTGCGGTAGATCCAGTGTCATATGGCCCTATCCACTCCTGGTTACCCCAGGCGACTGTATCAAAATCATAAACAATTGTGGCCCCTCCGGTTTCGTTAGGACCAATTCCAAATCTTTCAAATGTTCCGGTGTTTAATGATCCAGAGAGTTCAAATACTCCGGTACCCAGTTCTATTGCATCGGCGGGGTCAGAAGACTCTAAATTTGCGCCCGTCCAAACCCTCAGGGCCTGCGTGCTATTCGCATAATCTACCTTCCATTCAAACCTGTACCATGTGTTTGTTTGAAAAGCATAAACCGCCTCATTACCCTCATCTACGGTTACAAGGCCGTTTCTAATTCTTACAGAACCTCCGGAAGTAATCTGCACACCGGCCCTAATGGTAGTCCCTGTAGTAGTATCGTAAAGAAGAATTACTGTGTTGTTTGCCAACTGGTCGGCATCCCATTTCATATACAGCCTTATATATGCCGTTGAAAGTGTAGAGCCAAAGTTTATGGCAGCGCGGGACTGTGCGCTGACAGAGTTAAACCTAGCGTGTAGACTTCCGTGAAGAGGAGAAGCATTTGAAATAGATGCTGTCGAAGATCCAGAGTTTGCAATAGCGTCAATTATTGTATTTGTTGTTACAGCGCTACCGTTAGAACTGTTTTCAAAAGTTTCTTCTTCTGCTATTTTTCTAGTTGCAAGTGCTGTTTCAGTGGAAGTTATTTCAGTAGAATCAGTTCTGGTAAAATCAACCTGAGCGAAACTGGATGACTCTGTAGATGTTATCTGTGTAGAGTCATTTGATGTTATCGGAGTCGGTCCACCGCCACCGCCAGCCTGCTGCTGCGCTATCGCATCGAGCGCGGAATAGAACCAGAACGACATTTATTATGCCACTTTTCGAATAGACCAGTCTATCGAGCGATCTGTTCCAGCAATTTTAGTTATACTATACTCCCAGCCGTGTAGAAAGATCATTGTAGGGGTAACATAGTGAGGGGATCCCATTGGTCCCGCCACATTTTCTTCCATTACAACTCTAGACGTACCGGCAGAGGTAACTCTTTCGTAAACCCTGACACGATAAATATCTCCGGCTGCCAGAGCAGACATATTCAGAAATAGTTGAAAAACTCCGTCGTCAGTCTGATCAGTCTTTGTGGTAGAGTTAGACGCCAAAAATCTTTCCGTGGTTGTTATAGTTGCTGTGTTAGTGAATGCTTCTGATAGTGCCATTTTTAATCAACTCCATAAATTATTGATGAGAATGATACCGCTGTAGAGGCTACGGCAAACTGTAATTGGGTCGCCGCCGGAATGTCCCACATTCTAGTCGCTAGAGTTTGATTTACTGACTCGTATCCAATAGACTCTGTACCAGTATCAGTTGCAAGTAGCAGGTCGTCAATTATGACGCTGGTGCCCAACTGAATTCTTGCCCATCCATATGCGTCAACCACTGTTGTTCTGTTTCCTGGGTCAATGCCCATCTGCATGTACCTAATTGGGTTTGTTGTAGAGGCTGTCAGTTGTGTGGCCGTTCCGTAGGTGCTTGTCGCACCGGCTGTGTGCAACTGCCCACGACTGTTGGCAGAGTCTACTCCATAGGCAGTTACTCTTGTTCCAACGAATCCCAACTGCGTTGGTCGCTGCATTAGTGTAATTGCCACGGAACAGGTTTTTGAGGCCACCACCGACTGAGACCTGGCCGAAAGCCTGGTTCCTGCCGGAATAAAGAGGGGAAAGGTATATGTTCTCCAAGCATTTGTTGATGCTACAGGGTGAATCCATCCAGCCATAAGGTCCGGAATCAGGACAGTCTCGGAGCCAGCACCGCCACTCATGATATCCAATAGGGTTGCTGTGGTCGCGTTTGAGGAAGCATTGTTGTGAACGTGAATCTGAATTCCATATGAATCATTAGCAGTTGATGCAATCAACTGCGTTGGGGTGGCACCCTTAGTATTGATTGTAGCGTTTGCCGTTATTGTTGTTCCAATTCCTGGCGCGGTTGGAGTCACTTCTGTTAAAAGTGATCCATGCCTTACTCCTGAATTCATTAACATATAGTTTTCCCCTTTCATAAAATAAGCCGCACCTAGACATAGTGAAATGCCCAGGTACGGCGGTTCATCTTTCGATGCCTACTATAACTCTAGTTGATACTATTTTAGCACTAGGCTTGTTCTGCTGCAAGCGTCACGGACTTGATATTGTGCGACCCGCAATCTCGGCATTCTTGAACAATACCTTTGCCGTGGTAACGCTTTCTGAGTTGGAGATTTTCTATGCGATTATCAGTCTTGTCTCCGTTTATGTGATGGACAGATTCGTCCTCAGTTAAAAGTCTACCCAGTTTTTCCTCCATCACCAGGCGGTGTTGCGGAACATACTTCCCGCTATATGCCTTTGGGTGATCAGGATTATATGAAAGAATATATCCCTCGCTGTTAAATACCAGCCCGTCATTCCGACAATCTTTACATTCGCCAGTCTTTCTTCTCCCCCTCTTAACGTCTGCAAGTATTGCTTGGACAGCCCTGTACCCTCTAGACCCGCACCGCGAGCATATAAAAGCGACTAATGTACCCCTGCGGCCTTTTGACACATCACCTTGAACTTGATCTGAAAGGTCATACATCTCGTGCATGAATTCTGGAAGATCTTCCTTTTTTAAAAGCCTTGCTTTTGGCATTTTTCTCCTATAAAAATAATAATGGTAGGGGAATTTCCCCTACCATTATTATACAGTATAGTTCACACACTGTCAACCCATAACCTGAAATGTTAACATGTCAGGTTGCAGGCACGGTCAGTGTAAGAGTCACTGTAAATTGCCAAGTCTGTGCTGAGGTCTTGGTTCCAAGAGACTCTACCTTACGGTTAAGCATTGTACCGCCTGTGGACTGGTTGTTGAAAATACCCCATTCCTGCCACGCTACGTTGGCAACACCGGTTCCAAATGTTGAACGGGCGGTGATAACGTTGGCTGCTACCTGCGGATAGGTTGCGTCACATGCTACACGAGCAGACTCTGTGGTTAGAGTTGTCTGTGATGCTGCGAATGCTGTAGTACCTGTTCCAATGGCAATAGCGCTGTTGGCGTTGCTAAACGGAGTTGCCGCCGGGGTGACAATAGCACTTGTTAGGAAGTCTCTTCCTGCGTTAGTTACTGGCATTTAGTTTCCTCCTTCCGCGCCGTGTATGATATGTTCTACAATCTCACCATTCTCAATGATAATGGTTTCGACTGGTTCTCCCGCGAGACCGGCATCGATTTCCTCTGCGGTAAAATCTCCATCGTACTTGTGCAGCACTGCACGAGTTTCCTCTGCAATTACTTCACTAGGATCAAAGATGGCCTCTGTCATGAGTAATACTCCTGAACTTCCTTCGGCGTAGCCACAGCAAATCCTCGTGGCTCCAAATCAAAAATGTCCTGGGCGTCGTCTTCACTCATAGCAACGTATGGGTGCTCACTGGTGAATCGGTGCCCACGAATTTCGTAGGTTGGGTTAGCCTTTAGCATCTTTACTAGAACCTGAGGGCCTGCGGCAACCTTCTTCGGTGCCGGAGCCTCTACCTCAGCCTCTACATGCTCGGCGTCTTCGAACTGTCCGAGTACCTCGTCAGTTACGCCCTCTTCTACTAGGCGCGCAAGAATATCAGCCTTCTTTGTTGCTCCGTCCAATTCGACGGCAAAGGCCTCTGCGATCTCTCGCAATTCTGCTACCTTCTTCTTTTCAAGCATAAAAACCTCCTTGTAGTCTGAAACAATTATAGCACTCAGGGCTTTATGTGGCAAAGACCGGAGGGGCCGGTTTTACCCGGCCCCTCCAATTACTTACTTGAGACTATCAAGAAGCGATCTTAACGTCCTTTACAACAACCCATGCATCTAGGTTTTCGATCTGAACACCAACGCGGGTGAACATGGTGTACTCCACAGTGTCCTTCTTAGGCTTGAACTCAGAGAATACCTGAATTTCACGCTTAACACCGACGATACGGTTGTTCGGGAATGTTAGTTCAACATATCCGTGGTCACCGCTTGCGCCGGAGTAAGAACCTGCAAGGTCTTCCTTCTGGAGTGCAACCTCAAGAATCGGAATACCAAATGCATATGGGTAGGCTCCACCAGAAGCGCCCTCGGGACCTGCAACAGCACCGGTAAGAATACCAGTGGCAACAGAGTCACCTACGGCACCATTGGCGGTGCTCATGCTGTAAAGATAGTCCTGAATCGTGTTGCTTCCAGTGTAGAAACGCAACTGGTTACGACGCTGCTTGTACTTACGCGGAAGAGCCTTAAGAGCCTTGTTAAAGGTCGCACGGCTAATTGCGTGGCCAGCCTCCGGGTTCTCGACAACGTGGGCACCAGCAAGGGCGCGAACGTGCCATCCGTCGAATGACTTGTAAAGAGCATCACCAGTTAGCGTGTCATCACCGTTAATGCAAAGATCCTCGATGTCATTTCCGGCCTGAGTAGCCATCAAACGAGCGATGTGGTCCTCAAGAGCGTCACCCTCGATGTTGTCCTCTAGAGACTCTGTGGAAAGTTCCCAGTCTAGACGCAACTTCTTCGTGGTAAGCGAAATCTTGGTGAAGGTTGCCTCTGCGTTTACACCGTCGTCAACGGCCTCTGTCGCAAGACGAACCAACTTGGTACCAACACCAACCTTGTCGATGTCTACTGTGTCGGAGCGCATACGGATGGTACGGGCAGTCTGAACCAGCGATGTTGCATCCCACATGTAGTCGATGAAACGGCTAGCCTGCTCTGCATTAAGTAGACCACCGCCTCCTGCACCAACGGTAGAAGTAGACACTACCTTTTCTAGCAATTCGTTACTCATATTTTGTATTTCACCTCCTTTATGTTTAGTTTACTATGGAACTTGCGCTGGCGAAGTGCCCGCCCCATGAAAGTTCTTTCGTTACCGGCTCAAACTCTTCGTCGTTACCGGACTTCTTACCAGCGGTTGCCTTTTCCAAATTCTCAAGACGACCACTTACATTTTCTACCGAGTTGTTAACCGACTTTACAGTCTCGGCTACTTCCTCGAAAGTCTGCGCGTTAGCATTAACCTTTTCGGTCAAAGCGACAAGGGTGTCAGCAATGCTGGCGACTGCCTTAGTAAGTTCCTCTAGATCAACAGACTTTTCTACGGTCTCCTCGACCTCAGCGGTCTCCTCGGCAACCTCTGCAGCCTTCTCGACAACCTCTTCTTCGACCTCGGCATCCTCGGCCTTCTCTACCACTTCCTCAGTCGTTTCCTCGACCTCTTCGGCCTTCTCTACAACCTCGTCTACGGGAGCAGCCTCGACAACCTCATCAACTTCGGCTGCCTTCTCTACGGTTTCTACATCAGACATCTCTACACCTCCTTCGCTTTTTTCTGCGGTTTCAGTATTATTATCCCCGAAATTCTCTCTCGTTGCAAATTCGGAGTTCTGTTCGACGGATTCTGATGTCTGTTCCTTAATCTGCTGCGCTGTGATAACCTTTTCCGACCAATTATCCATGAACTTTTTCAGTTCCGCAGGGGCAGAAGCGGTGTCTGTCACCTCGATCCATCCAATGTTTTGCATTTCACTAGAACAGAAAATGCAGTCAGCACTTTCCTCTACGCTTGTTCTAGCATTACGATCTGTTTCACACCAGAATACGTTCTGTGTCTCGATCTCCGTCGCCATTCCCTTAGCAACCAATTCATCGCCAACCTTTTGCACAGAGAATACATTTGCAAACTGGTTGGCTGGATTGTCTACCAGGGACAACTCGAAGAGAGTCATCTTTGTGATAAAGCGAATTGTCTTTCCGAGGTCCGGAATAAACTCTGAGTGGCTGTCCTCGACGTACCCGCCGATGGAGAAACCAGAAAGGGTGCCATCTAGAACCTTTTCCCAAGTGTCCTGAGCACCCTTAGATACATATGCTGTTACAAAGATTCCTTCATAAACTCCACCAGACTCTTCATCATAATAGGTCTCGGTGGTAAAAGATAGCATACGGCCAGCCGCAATCGGCTGGTGCATTTCACGAATATTGCCACGGAATCTAGTAAAAGCATCAATAGAAGCCTCAAGCGTTACAACGTCATCATGCTGATCAACGTTGTTCAGCGAGGCGAATCCAGAAACAAGGCGGCGCTCCTCATCGACCTTAGAGATCGGTACGAGAACCTTTACGTTATTTCCATCTGCGAGCCAATTAGCCTTTAGTAGATCCATAGTGATTAAATAGTACCAACTATTTCTTTATTACGCAAATTTCTCGAAACGTGTCCCATTAGGAAGAGATACCTATATGCATTGAATAGGGCAAAGAATGCAAATATGACAACGTTGGTAGAAGTCGGAATAGAAAGAACATATCCGACAGTAACGAATGTCCAGAAGCACGCCTCCACCAGACTTAACCAGGATAGACATCTCCACATAACCCGGCTTGCAAAGTAAATGTCTAGAACACCGAGTATTACCATGAATACTCCAAACATCCACTCTGTTAGGTTTTCAAAGACAACGGTGTCTGCAAACAGCACCGGCCCGAAAGTCTCGGCAGGCAGAAGCAGCCATAGTCCCAATAATATCTGGAATATGCCTGACAGGATGTTGCCCGGAATGCTAGGATCTTCTCTGAAGTATTGCTTCAGTTTCTGTAACACATTTAACGTAGTCTATTAAGACCATCCTCCTTATTCCTGAGCCCGACCGTCGCCCTTAGGCTGACGCGCCTCCCCCGAGGTATCAGGCGAGTTGCCCTCGCGCTGCTGGTCACGCTCTCTGTTACCGCTGGCCTGGGCGTTCTGTTCGGCGGCTGTTTGTGCCTTAAGATCCACAGGTTTGTCTCCACCCTCCAGGGTTGGCAATCCAAGTTCCGCTCGAACTTCGTTCGGAACAATGGTCTGCATCCTTAGGAGGCGTTCCCAGATCTTACTCTGTGTATCCGCATCGGTTAGGCTGATCTCGTTAAAGTCTATAACGAGCGCATCCGTCACCTCTTTAATTATACGATTAATCTTATTCTCAAGCATGTTTTGCTGTGGCTTGACAATCTGCTCGTTGAAGGTTTTGTCTGCGTCTCTAGCAATAGCAAGTGACACGCCCTCTGCGACAGAAACCTTTGTAATCGGTGTACGGTTGGCTGCAAGAACTTCGTCTCTGTTTGCCTTCCGGTAGTTGTTGAATGAAGAGTCCTGAATTCCATTTTCCACATCGTGCATCTTGAATTCCGACTTTGAAGACTCTGTGTCCTCGGGAATAGGAATATAGACTGATCGGTGGTTGCCCGGCATTCCCTTCATTCCTTCGAGGAACTCCAACAACTTTCGCTCTGCGGTCTCGCTTAGGTGTCCACCCTTAATTGTAATGATATAACGGGGAACAGCCTTGTTTTCGAAGTAGTCTAGGTTGTAACGGCTTGCAAACTCTGCACCGGCCACCGCGTTCTTAGCAGCAACAATATCAGGAATACCATAATAAGTGTTTGTCGGAGAATAATTCTTAATGTGGATAAGTTCGTTGGGATTCTTGTCTCCTCCGATCGGGTCTGGCGTTGTGCGGTCTCCGAAGTTACGGAAGAATACAACGTCCTTGCCTGCAATCTGCACAAACCCGTCACGCTTAGCGCGAATACGAACCGTAGTCGCCGGGACGTGTCCAATATATCCAATCTTCCCAGTTACATCTCTTCCAACCTCAATATATCCATTTCCTGTTGATTCAAAGTCTGTATATACCTTGGTAAGAGTTTCTGTGAAAGAGTCTGACGTATTACACTCATCGATCCATTCGTGAAGTTCTCTCTTGGCCTTCAAAAACTTCTTGCGGGCGCGTTCCAGCGCGGGCTTGCTCTTGATAGCCTCCATCTTCTCCTTGAGCATATCTGACTCTACAAAGTCATAGCCCTGGCCTACAACAGAAATAACCTTGGCGTTGATTGCTCCGTAGTTGTATGGGTTGATTTCATACAACTTGGCTAGATAGTCTAGGTTGTATGGGGGCTGCTTTACCTGGAATGCGGAATAACCTGTTACCAGGGCGTCCTCATCTACCGCCTTCGATTGGGCACGAGTAACCTTTTTCTTGAAGGTCGGAGAAAGACCGTTCAGAGTCTTTAGCATCTTGGCTCCGCCAGTGAATTGGTCGGTCTCTTTCTTGACCTCCACTACCGGCTTCTTGTGATCAGAAATATCACTAATGTCGATTTCAGTCATTACGCTTGTTCCTTAGGTCATCTACTAGAGCACCAATGTCCTCGGTGTCTGGAACCAGTCCTGCGCTCGCGCGCGCGAGTTGCTCCTGGTATTCCTCATCAGAAACTTTACGGTGTCCTGGGAAGAACATGGGCTTGCCTTCGGTGATTCCGAATGAGCGCACAGCATCTTTTAACTTCTGAATGCGAATAGCGTCTCCAAATTCGGATGCGATGCTTAGAAAATTCTTGTCCTGGTCGGCAACATAGGAACCGTTTGGCATCTGCCATAGATATACTCCGAAGCGGTCGCCCGGAGAGTCATTAATGATGCGTCTACCCGTTGGTGTTAGTTTCATATCCTCATTGTACCAAAAACTTCTTCATAACGCCGAATTTGGAACATCGCTAGGACATTTAGCGTACTGTAATGACCTGAGATTCCCAATTGTCTGAGTAGAACTTGGGGGCTGTGTCGCTCAGTGTACGCGAACCGGTGTCAAGACCGGACCCAGAAATCACATCTCCCAGGTAAGCCTTGTAGTTCGCCTGCACATCTGCTACTGTAAATGTGTTTGGGTAGTAGGCAATGTTTTGGTATCTGGCTTCTGAGGGCAGAGTCGCCGCTCCGAACGGACTTCTTCCTAGCCAAAGCCTGGAGTCTGGATAGGTCCAGTTGGTTGAAGTCCCCTCGTTGAGACTAAGCCTGTCTACATGATAAATTTCTCCCACAACAGCGTTAGAAATATAATAATACACCCTTGCCTTAACTGCTCCGGGGGGACAAATTCCAGTTACAAAGTGCCTATTCCAAGACGTAGACATTGTTTGGAGGCTTCCAGTAGACTGCTCTATCGTTGATCCTGCAAGGTTCTGCCAAAGGATCAGCGGATTGGTTCCCCTTGTGGAGTTTGGAGACTTAGTGTCATATGAGAAGGTATATGTTCTACCTGGAGCCACCGCCGGAATATCCATGAAAGCGTTAATGTGTCCAGTCGCAACCGTCTTTTGAACTTCAAGCGAAGCGCCTCCGTGCTGATACGCTGTCGTTATTCTAGCAACTTGTGTATTATTTGATGTTCCCCAGAATGTTATACCGGTCTCGATGCTTGCTTGGTCTGGCGTCAATATATTTGGGTAGTTCGTTGTGCCTGGCATTGTCCATTGCCTAGAAGTTCCCTCCCAAATACCGAGGCAGTCGTAGTAGTGAAGATCTCCAGAAGTTCCCCCTGTGGTATGAGCCACTAGGTCGGCCTTGGTAGCCGTGCTTGGCGCGACTCCAGTAGCACTTACTTGGACCCATCCTGTAGTATTTGTTGCGGTATTTGTTCCTGTCACCACTGAGCCCTGCTGAACTCCCGCATCATTGTAAAAGTACATAAAGATGTTTGCAGTTCTAGAAATCGTTCCGGCCTTTACCATTGCTGAGGCCGTATATGTTCTTCCACCAACAACGCTTACCTTATCAGAAATAGTGTTTCCAGTCCATACTCCGGCTGGATTTGTATTCAAGGTTGTTATTTGAACAGACGCTCCTCCGTGAAACGAGTGGGAGGTGACCCTGATTGAAGCACTAGCACCTCCGCCTCCATGAATAAGGCCTGTCATATCAGTTTCTATAGATGCCTGATTAGCCGTCAACATGTTTGCTGGTAGAGGACCGTCAGTGTTGATTGTAAGTTGTGTCGATGCATTTGTCAGAATAATATGGTGCCATCTGTTGTACCACGTTGTTGAAGTAGTTGTGTTGGCAGTCGCAACCCCATCAACATAAAGAGTTGTAAATCCGTTTGTTACAAACCCTCCCGAGTTATAGTATGACATAGAGTATTCCGTTGGCCCATCATAGTAGACATATCCACCCTGTACAACTGGGTATAGCCAAAACTCTATGGTTCTAATCTGTGCCGCTGCCCCAGCAAGCGAGGCTCCGGAGCCGCCCTGCGGAACAGAAGTGTTTAGCCTGTCGTCTACAGGTAGAAGATACATATTTCCGCTTACATCAGCGTGAGCGCCTCCATAAAACGGCTGCCTTGCCATAGGTATAGAAGGCGTATAAAGTCTTGCCCTGCCCGCATACTCTATTTGGTCCCAGCCATTTTCAGCAAAGCAGGCGGAGTCAGTGAACGCATCCATTTTTAGTTCGTTCAGTTTCGTCACTCGGTAGTAGGAATCGTCTGTTGAAAGCCTGACCGTAGAAAAATACTGTGCCGGAAGTGTAGTTGGGAATCTGTCCTTAATAATTTCTGACCCATTTGTAGCAACCTGATATGGCTCCCCCCAGGTTGTCGAGGTGCCCTCCCAGATACCGATCTCATCCCAATAAGTAATTTCTCCGGCTCCGGTCGGAGTATAAGTGTAGAACTGAAGAGAAGCGGTCACACTTTCAGCAGGCGCCACTGCAGTAATAGGTACTTGGGTCCACCCTGTAGTAGTAATAGGAACAGCAGCCGCCACCGATTGACTAATAGTAGTTCCATTACTGCGATACCAACTAATAGTTACTCGGGCAGACCTACTGGCAACAGAAGATTTAGCAGAGCCAACAGCCGTATATGTTTTTCCCGCTGCCACTGGAATTCTGGTAACAGTTTCTGTTGTTGCTACGCTGTCCAACGCTCCGGTAGATGTCACCGCCAAACTAGCAGATCCGCTTAATGCTTGTGATGTAGATCGAGAAATAGTAGAGTTAACAAATACCGAAAAACCGGCAATGTCAGGCTCTACTGTTGCCTGAGCATATGTAAGTAGATTATTAACACCGTCCGGAGATGTCTTAACAACAACATCGTTGTTCCTTGGCGACCAGGTTATCTGTGTCTGATCAATAGTTACTGGGGTGTCAACTCCAGTCATCACCGAAATGGACGCAGAACCTGTCTGAGAAACATTCAAACTGTTGGCAAGTTTTAGAGTGTATCCATTGACAGAAGTCTTGTTGTATTCAAAGTCCGCTGTTGGCTGTGGCCTATTGTATAGTTTTACCCATTTGAAGTAATTGTTCCAGGTACGGGTCTTGTCTGCACCGCCGCCAATTACAGCATATGAAGCATAGTCAAACTTGGGAGACAACACCCCTGCGTCAAATGCAATTACAGCAGG